TTCTGAAAACAGTAGGACGTGATTTCAAGAAGGGTCTGAACTTTATCCTTCCGTGGGCAGAAGGCGCTGGCGAAGTAGCGGTGCGCCTCTTTGCTCCTAGCCTTGGGCCGTTGTTTAACTCAACCGTTTCAGCAGTAGTTCTCGCGGAACAAAAAGCGGCGGCACTGGGTAAGCAGGATGGGAGTGGTCCGCAGAAACTAGCAGACGTGTTGCAGTTGATGGAACCTGTGATTGCAGCAGCCTTAAAGGATGCAGGCAGGGATTCGAGTACGGCTGCGGTTACTCAGTATATCGAGTCCGTCGTAGAGGTACTGAATGCAGCGCCGGCACCAGTAATGACTACTCCACCACCCCAAACACTCTAATGCCTTGGGAGCCCAAAGACGCGACACGACATACCAAAAAGGCTCGCTCGGCACGATGCAAGCGGGCCTTCGCACACGCCAGCAACAGTGTGCTGAAGCGGACGGGGCATGAAGGGCGAGCAGTACGTGCGGGCAACGCAGCGGTCAACAAGTGCAACGCGAAACGGAAACGACTCAAACGGTGACCTATGCCTCAGGGATTAGTGCGTGGCGGCAGGAAGAAGACTGCAAGGCGGAAGCGCACAGTAAAAGAGGACCGCAACGAAATTCGAGGTCTCAGGAAAAGATATGGCGCCGACGACAGTTTTGAACTGAAGAGGGCGGCATACAAGAGAAAGCGCTGAAACGGTGACATGCCGCAATACCAATGGCTACGTTACGACACTGCACGGCGAGCGCTCGCACAGAGGCTCGCAGACCTTATCAATGCCTTCTGGACGGATGCAGAGCTTGGCTACTACCTGGCGGAAGCGCTCCGGACCTGGAACGCTCTTACAGAGCAGTGGAATGCAGACTTTGCTTTTACGCCAACTTCCGTTCCTTGGTACGATCTCTCCCGACTGCCCGGTTCCCCTCGACTCCGCACGCTGACTGACACCTACCTCTACACAGTCATGGAGTACCACCTACTTGAGCCTCCCTCGGGGGGAACGTGGACCGGGACAAGTCAGTACACCATTGCAGACCTCTCCGCGGCTCTTGAGGGAGCTCGGGATGAGATGATTCAGTCCTCGGGCTGCAACATCGCGCAGATGGGACCGCTACCCTCAGTCCCTAACACGCGCAGGATCTATCTTCCCGACTCGACGCTTGAGCCCAGGCGGGCGCGGTTCATGCCAGATTCCGGACTGCCCAACACGATGACGCGGGAAGACAACCTCGCGTGGGACAGTTTTGAGCCAGACCACGCGCAGACTCCGCGCATCCCGCAGTCCTGGGGCGTAATCAGTGGTCCTCCGTTGGCCCTGGACGTTGACACAGGACCAAACGTTGCCGGCCGCTACGATGTCATTGCGCTCATGGCTGGGATTCCTTTCAATCCTCCGGTGAATACTCTGCTCGGGGTTCCGGATGACTGGTCCTGGCTGGCGAAGTGGGGCGCCCTGGCAGAACTTCTCGGGCGAGATTCAGAGGCTACCGATCGCGAGCGGGCAGCGTACTGCCAGAAGCGTTACGAGGATGGTCTCAAGATTATGCAGCAGTCGAACTGGCTGCTGACTGCGACCATCAACGGCATCCCGGTAGATACTCCTTCCGTGCGCGAGCAGGATGGATACTCTCCTGAATGGCAGAACGACGGCACGGCTTGGCCTTCGATTGTGACCGCAGGCATGGATTTATTGGCTCCGTGTCCGGTTGGCGGTTCGCCGCGCGGCGTGTCGCTGGTCTTGGTCGGTAATGCTCCGGTCCCGGTTGCCGATAATGACCTGGTTCAAATTTCAAAAGACGCATTCGATGTGGTGCTCGATTACGCGCAAGTGCTGGCCAGTTTCAAAATGGGCGGCACAGAGTTTTCGGATACGAAAGACCTGGAAAAGAATTTCTTCCGCTTTGCGGCAGAGACCAACAAGCGATTGGCGGCAATGGGATTGTTTAGGGACATGCTCGGGAGGGAAGGACGCCGACAAGACTCGGCACAACCACGTTCACGACCAACGACTGAGCGGTAGAGACTGTGTAATTATGAGCCTTCAAAAACTCCATACGGGCAACAACGGCGTCCTGCTTGAGTCGGTAGGAGCCGATGTAATGATTCTTGTTGCCCATGTAGACTGCGGCAACCCAGCAGTTTCCGGAAGGATAAACACCCGCATAGCCAGATGTGTTCTTGGAGCGAATCCAGCGTCTCCTGTTTTGATTTTGGTCGCTACGGGTTGCCCAATGGCAGTTGCTTTTGGAATAACCCTTATTGTTGTTCATGCGATCAAGGGTTTTACCAAGCGGCCTTTCCCCCATGTCGGCAAGGAACGCCTTAAACGATCTACGCCACCGTCTACAGACTGCGATGCCTCTAGCTCCGTAGTATTTGAAACTTTTATGCTTTGGGTTTTCGCAGCGCTGAATCATGTTCCAGTAGAGCGTGTAGAGGTTTCCTTGATGCTTGGCCTCGTAGGAATAGCCATGTTTCCATTTTCCAGCCATGCTGCGGAGTATACCAGAAGGTTGGGAAAGGACATTAAATAGTGGCACAGAAACCCTACGAGCGAGATCCCGACGCGAAACGGATGCCGTTCCACGGCATGAATACTGTGCTGCCTCCGGACAGGTTGCCGGAAGGAAAGTACCCCTTCGCGCAGAACGTACGTGCTTACTTGCGGGATGCCATCCGGCCACGCGCTATGCAGGATTCCTCGATCGAGACTCTTCCCGGCCCGGTTTATAACATCCGGCGCCTGAACGATACGACCCCGGCCGGCCCCGTGGCAGGGTTCACTCTTATTGGTGGTGCGGCATCGAACCTCTACGCGGGCGTCGTCCAGGTAGATACCGGCTTTAGTGGCAACCCGCTCGCGATGGTTCCCTTTCGGCCGAATGCTTCCGTGCAACCTTGGATGTATGTGGGCGACTCGCTCAAAATGGACAAGGTGCGCTCGGACGGGCTCACTTACAAGGTGGGAATTAAGGAACCCCAGACCGCACCTACGACAACCGCGGTCCCAGCGTCAGATTCTATTTCACTGATTGGGGCTGTCACTGCAACTTACTGGGGCGATTCCCCGCACTCAGGACCGACCGGAAACTACATCTGGAAATTCAGGACTGGTGGCGGCTCTGGTCCTATCCGCGCATCAACCGCGCCCAACGGAGTAACTACCGGAAACTCGCTCATCTTCGACCAAGGAGCTATTGGGAGCCAGTCTGTCCCGATGGAGTGGACGCAGTACAACGCTTACTCGGGGACGGTCACTACGGCTGTTCCGGGTAACTCGGTTGGCTGGGTCAGTGGCGACGACTTTACTGGCCTGGTGGCCGGCGACAAGATTGTAATAAACGCTGTCACCTACACCATCGCGGCTTTTCCTCCTCCTACGAACACCGCGCTGCATGTGACAGTTAACCCTGGCACGCAGATTGACGTTCCCTACTCCGCGGCACAGCTTGGGTCAGCCATCCCAGTCTTCACGCCGGCACTCGAAAGCGAAGGCTACTCAGATTTCAACATGGTGGTGGAGGCGACTCTTTACATCCCGTCTCCGGGAAACTACACACTCAATCTGCAATCGAAGGATGAGGTTATCTGGGGACTGGGGAGTTCTGGTTCGCATACTCCAACCTGGCCGGCACCGACTGGTGGACAGGTTAAGAGCATTATGGGGCAGACCGTCACCGCACTGAACGGCTACCCACTCATGCCCAAGACGGTGACTCCGGACGGACAAGGGCAAGTAGACACAGGGAACATCGTTGTGACTTTCCCTGCGGCGGGGAACTATCCGATCGAGATTGACTACGACTTCTGGTATCACTCGGGCAGAATCCTGGTCATCAAGGAAAACGGAAACTTCATCCCTCCGATTCCTGCCTCGACCATTACCGACGCGCAGTACCGCTACACCTATCGTTCCTCGGTCACGGGAGCAGTATCGAATCCTTCGCCGTCCTCGGCTGCGAATGCGCTCTCTGTCCTCTCGAACACAGTTACTCCGGTGCCTTCAACCGATCCCCAGGTAGACAAGATCGATTTCTACCGGAAGGACTCAGGACTGCTGAATTTCACCTATGTGGGCACGGGTCCAAACTCCGCTACCCCGTTTAAGGACACCCTGCTTGATGCAGACGTAATTGCGAATCCGGTTCTTGAGTTTGACAACTTCGAGCCGTTCCCCTCGATTGACCTTCCGCGCAAAGGGATAGTGAATGTGTCCGGAGGAGTGGCGACCTGGGTTTCAGGTGACCAGTTCAACGTGCGCTGGCTGCCGGGTACGATCATCATTCTCGGGCCAACGTCTCCCACAGCTTCCGCGGTTGCCTACACGCTGAACACGCGCCCGACTTCTACGACGACACTGACGGCAACCAATGAAGAAATTCAAAACGGTGTACCTGTTTCTATTCCTCTTGCTGACGGCACGGGCCTTACATACGAGATTGCGGAGCCAATCCTAGCCGCGCAGCCGATGCCGTTTATCTGGGGACCGACTGACAACGTAGCGTTCATCTACGGATGTGGCGACCCTCTGCGTCCTGGCGTCCTGTACTGGACGAAAGGAAACAATCCGGACTCTGCTCCCGACACGAACCAGCAGGACGTTACCAGCCCAAGCGAGCCCCTGGTGAACGGCTTGATTGTGGATGGGCTCGGGTGGGTGGCATCTCCGGAGCGGGCCTGGTTAATCTATCCCAACTTCTTCAATGCGCTCGCCACTGTGGATGGAACGATCGGTTCAACCTGGACCTTGCAGGAATCCAGCCTGAAGCGCGGCGTCTACATGCCTTGGGCATTGACCGTGGATGGTGGGCACAACGTTTTCTTCCGCGCCAAGGACGGAATCTACATTTCGCCCTACGGACAGGGCGGGGAGTCAATCACGGATGCGGACTTGTTTAATATCTTCCCGCATGAAGGGGCACTCCCGCAGCCGGTTATCCGCGGAGGGTTCGTTGTCTATCCTCCGGACGACAGCAAGCCGGCTTCGCAGCGACTCAGCACGGGCGGCGGATACTTGTACTACGACTACCAGGACACCTTGGGGACGCAGAGAACCCTGGTGTTCGACATTGCAGGGAAGGGCTGGGTGTGGGACTTGTACGAGCATCCCGTGGTAACGCACACGGTTGAAGAAGGCGACAACATCAACGGAGTGCTGTGTGGATGCACGGATGGCACAGTGCGGCCCTTGGCAGACAGCACTTCCGAAAATGCGACTTGCGTTGTGCTGATGCCGTGCGACACTGCAGGAGACGTGCGGAGCCAAAAACACTGGGGCGATTTGTACATTGAGGCGAACCCTCCTGATTCGATTGCTACGCAAAGTTCGCTGTTACTCGAAAGCGGGCTTGGCAGCATAGAGCTAGAGGATGGCTCGGGAGTAATTCTTTTATAGGGTGAGAACTTATGCCAGATCAGAAAATTAGCCAGTTGACCGATGGCTCTCCTGCTCAGTCTACCGACCAAGTGCCTGTAGCTCGTAGCGGCTCCACACTGCGAGTCAATATGGGTACGATCGGAGCTATCCAAGTCGCAACCGTCACCCTAACATCGGCACAGTTGAAGGCATTGAGAGCAACCCCAGTGCAGCTAGTTGCTGCACCAGGGGCAGGAAAGGTAATTCAAGCCATCAGTTCGTTTTGGCAATACTCAGCAGGCGCAACTCCATATACCGTGCCCGATGGGAGCCTCGTTATCTACAACGCGACGGCCGGGTTAGTGCTGGGGGAACGTTTTACAGAAAATGCGGCAGGATTTTTAGATCAGGCAGCGTCACAAGTCCTTTTGCTAAATGCCGACAATACGCAGGCGCAGCCAGCGACTTCATTTGCGAATAAAGCGCTTTTGATCGCCAACAACGGTAGCGGCGAATGGACTGCTGGCGACGGCACTGTGATTGTGACCGTGTACTACGCCGTGGTGACATTGAGTTAAAAGATGCCAGTCATCGCTGATTTGTCGCTAACAATCACGCCGGCCACAGCGCTTTACACGGCGCCCGTGAATGACGCAATCGTCAACGCTTACGAGTCCGTGCAGGAGGGGCGACATGCTATTGTTCTGGATTTCAATTCCGGGGGAGGGCTTTACTCCCGTGACCTGGGTACGATCTTTCAGTGGCCCGCGCAAGCTGGAACGGTTCTGTATGTATGGCAGCCGAGTATCATCGCTATGCCCGAAGGCACCTACGGGCGAGCAACCGACTGGCTCGACTCAGGAGGAGCAAAGTTCATTCAGGGAGTCCTCATCGAAGCCGACTCCTTCAACACGCCCAAAACTTTCTTCCTACAAGATGCCGACACACTAGCGCTGCATCCTTTGAATGAGTGTCCTGCGACGTTCAACCAGCAGTCGGTCAAGGCTTTCAGTTGCGTTCCCTTTGTGGCGCACTCGGCGCGGGTGATTTCTACCGATGGAGTGGAGTGGAGAGTATGGACAACGAAACTGGTGGCTCAACCCTGGCCGGAGCTGTGTTTCAACTGGCAGACGGAAATGACGTCGCTAGGAATGATCGGGTGGGGGCATGTACGGGAGATGAATGTGCCGTATGTCTCGACCTCTGGGGTTACTCTTGTGCTGACTTTCGACGCATGGCCGACAATAACAATTCCCTTGCCTTCGACGGGTGGGCTGCAGGCCAAGACGAAAGTGACTCTGCCCGCAAACAAGTTCAAACTGGTTTCACTCCAGACCTTCTCGGCCGGGGACCCTCACCGGATCTTCGCGGACGATTTGCAACTGAAGATTAAAGCTTGGGGCTCGACTGAGGCGTACCAGGTACTCCGTCCCTTCGGTGGGCCTTCCCGTGCGGGAGCCACGGTGTAATGCCGAACCAACCAACTTCATTCCGGTATCCTTTCTCGCTGCCGGCTGAAATTCATCCCGGAGTAAGAAACGCTCTGAGGCTGACTTACAACGGTGTCAAAGACCTGAACGATGCTATCCGGAAGCTGAACCAGAAAGTAAACACCAACACAGAGACAATCACCAACGTTACCAATGTTGCGGCTGCGCCAGCCGTAACTCCTCCGCCCGCGCCTCCACCGCTGATTCAGTTGATTCAATTTACTCTGACATCCGCACAAGTCCTGGCGCTGAAAGCTACTCCGGTGCAGATCCTTAGCGCTCCCGGAGCCGGCGCCATGTACTTAGTCGGTGCCGTGGTTTACCAGTACAAGTTTGTGACGACTCCCTACACGGTGAATGGAAGTGGCAACCAGTACCTATGCGTCTATGCGGGGACGCAGCCGGCGCTGGCCACTCTGGGACAGGCTTATGTCTATATCAGTTCGACGGGGTTCATGGACCAGGGTGCGAGCCAGTTGTTTCAAGGTGCGGGTCTTGCTCGCGCTGCACAGACTGTGCTGGACAACGGAGCATTGTTTGTTTCGCTACCGTCCGATGCTACGGCGGAGTTGCTGGCCGGCGATGGCACTCTGACCGTCTCCGCCGAATACGCTACGGTGGCTTTGCAGTAGGGAGGTACAATGTTCGCGGAGAACGCCATGAAACGGTGGTTGCACTACCTCTGGGAAAACGAAGACGGGTTCTTTGGCATCGGCCAAGGGCCAAGTCACGGAGAGAAGCAGCAGTTTTACGATATGTCGAACCTCGCAAACTTTGCTACGTCCAAGGGCGAGAGTGACATCAATAGCGCGGACAATTTCTGGAAGTCAATTCTCTCCGGAGATCCCAACAAGATTTCCAAGGTGCTCGGTCCTGCCATCTCCGGTATCAACAAGCGAGCCCAACAGCAGAAGAAGACGGCCGCGGAGTTTGGGAACCGCAGTGGCGGGACAAACGCAGCCCAGCAAGAGGCTGGGGACCAGGTGCGGAGCGAGTACGACACGATGGTTTCAGGATTGACCGGAGAGGCAGCATCGGCGCTCGGCGCGAGCGGGTCAAGTCTGCTGGCAGCCGGTGCGAGTGGGCACGAAGCGGCCTTCAGTGAAGCGAATACGATCCAGCAACAGCGGGCGGCGCAGTTGAACGACATCTTCAAAAGCATTACGTCGATCGCGAAAGCGTTTATCAACCCTGCGGAATCAACTAGCGGCGGCGGCGGCGGGGGGCTATTCAAAGGCGCTGCTGAGGGTGCGTTCAACAATCAGGTTCAACCTACGCTGGATACAAGCTACGCGGACCAGACGATTTCATAAAAGGAACCTAATGGCACTCTTTGAGAACCTGGTTGAAGGTTTCGCCAACGCAGCCGGGGATACCGGGACGGTTAACCAGATCGAGAAGCGCAAGTCTGACCGCGTGGCGACTCAGCATGAAGAGTTGGCCGCGCAGACGCAATCCATCCTGAACGACGTTGCAGGACTGCAGCAACAGCGCTCCACGCTTGACCCGAAACACCCGGAGTACAAGACTCAACTGGAAGCCAACGACAAGGCGCTGCACGAGGCGCGGCAGGCGCTTACCGATCTGTACCATCCGGAGCAGAATCCCGGAGCGCTCGCGCACCTGGGCGGATTCATTCGCCAGCATCTTTCCAAGAACAAGCCCCAAGTTACGCCGGCAGTGGCCAAGCAGAGTATGGCCAGCACGATCGCTGGGCTGGACAAGGCGGCGGCGGCTCCCAATGAGGCTGCGCGTATGCAAGCGGGGCTTGTCCCGAAAGCGGGCACCGCGAAACCAGAGATTGAGAACTGGGTTCCAACCAACGTAAAGTTTGCCGATGGCACTGAGGTAACCCTGCAGCGCAATTCCCGAAGCGGAGAATGGACCGACCTGGCTGGCAACCCTGTACCGAAAGAGAAGCTATCCGGTGCGAGTGTTGCTCCCAAGCAGGCAGCAGCCAGCAATTCCAAGTTCAATCAAGAAGCGTCGGTTTACGTGAAGAAGTGGGGTAAGCCGGTGAATGAGTGGACCCCGGAACAACTAACCTACTTCAATCAAAAGATGGCCTTCGACGCAAAGAACAGTCGCGAGTCCCGCACCATAAAGATCGTCAAGGACGAGTACGGAAACAATATCCCCGTGGAAGTTTCCACGGAGAGTGGGCCAACCAACGCTCCGGTTGAACCTGGATCGCTTCCCAGGACTCCAGCAGAGGCGCGGCAGCGTGTTGCGGCACCCAGCGCACACGTAGGCAGGGCGCTCGGGATTCAAAGCACAACCCCGGCCATGACCAAGGCGCAGACTGACTTTCAAGAGGCGACGAAGTTGGCCAGCGTTGCGGATCAGGTAGCGCAGAAGCCAAATGATGCCGTGAATCAAAAGCGGCTCGCGGTAGCACTCGAACGAGCCTCTGCCGGCCGGTTCACTACTCAAGCACTCGACTACATCATCAAGGCCGGGTGGGGTAACACAATCGAGGGGTGGGCGCTCAGTCCAACCACGGGTGCTCTCCCGCCTGATATTGTTCGGCAACTGGTGGCTGGCGCTCACGAAAACCTGAACGGCGCGAAGACTGCTCTCCAGGCTGCACACGGTCCTACTGCGAGTGGCTCTGCGGCGCCGTTCAAGGTTCCTGCGGGTGCTCCTGCGGCGCCGAAAGAAGATGGCCACAAACTCAAAGCGAATGGCCAAGTCATCGCGATTTCAAGGGGCGGCCAATGGGTGGCACCGTAACGCAGTTCTCAATCGAACCGCCAGATCAGACAGCAACTAAGTTCGAGGTTGAGCCTCCGTCTACCAGTGGCGAGGCTCCCGCGACTCCCGGCTTCCTGAAACAACTGATCGCACCTTACAACCCAGGCGCGGAAGACTTGAACCCTGCCCTACGCTTTCTTGACCAGGCGGGCGGAGCTCTCCTCGGGGCTGGGCCTGCTGTGTACCACGCCTTCGCGGATGAGCCCACGGAAGAGGAGAACAAGAAGTTCAAGGGCGACACGGGTGGACTGAAGCGGGTAGGTCTCGGAATCCAGAGACTTGTGGTGGACCCGGTGGCCAGCGCAGCAGAGGACTACGCTTCGGGTAAGGTTACCCCGAAAGCGGCGCTCGATGTTCTGCCGGAAGCGCTCGGGGCTGGTACGGGGACGTTTGTGGCAAGTGAGGCTGGCGGACGCGCACTGTCGAAGGTAGGGGAGTTTCGTACCCAGATGGGCGGAGGTCCACAAGGCTTTGCTCGCAAGTTTACCGGGGTAGAGTCTGCGCTGAAGGATGAGGTCACCAAGGCAGCCGAGAAGCAGGGTGTTGCGGAAGTGAAGCACGCAGAGGCTACGGGTGACGTGGCAGCGCGGCAGGACGTTGCGAAGAAGCTAGACCAGTCCAGCGTCAAACTGAGTAAGCACCTTGAGAGAGTAGAGAACTCGGTAGCCAAGGAAGCGGATGCCAAGTTTAAGGCGGTGCGCGAGAAGTTGGGAATTACCGAAGAGAATCCGGGTCCGGAAGTTCCTCCCGACCAAATGGTAGAGACTGTACGGGACATCGAAGAGAACGTCCTGCAAAACATTCCAGAGAATGTGAAGGAATTTCGGGCTGTCCTGGGGCACGGGGAAGAAGCGGCGCCTGGTATGCGTGCTGCGTTCAAGGAGGCCACCGGGAAAGAAGCGCTGGGAGGCAAGCCGTTTACTTGGGATGAACTCCAGTCGCTCAAGAGCCGGATTGACGCACGGTTACGAAAGTCGCGTGGCATGAATGGAGATCTGAAGCGCGGATTGCGTCAACTGCGGGATCAGACGGTTGATGAAATGGGAGGTATCGCAGAACCGGCCGGCGCCAGCGATTTGTGGAATGATGCGAGGGCCTTCTACCGCAACTACAAAACAGACTTTCACGAACCCACTGGTCCCTCTGGTTCCGGTTCTCCCGTGGCCAAGGCTCTTGACGCTGTAGACCCGAAGATGATGCGCCAGCCGTTTACCGGGGCTGCGAACTCAAGCCTGGGCAATCGCGGAGTGGACATCCTTCGAAAATACCCGCAACATGGCGGGAATGAAGCAGCGGCAGCAGTGGAAGAGATGCTTGGACACCATGAAAGCCTGCGACGGATGCCCGACAAAGCGGCGCCGAAACCTCTCCAGGCTCCCGTGGTAGATGCTTCCCTGGTAGCTCGCAAGGCGATAGCGCGGCGGGCGGCTCGCTGGGGAGACTTTAACGCTCGCGACATGGGCATCCTGGCCTCGGGTGGCCTCGGTGAATTGATTGGCGGTCTCTTCGGAGGGAACCTGATTGAGCGTGTAGGCGGCGCCTTGGCCGGCGTAGGGGCCTACGAAGGTGGGAAGTACGTCGGTTCCAGGCTTATGAATAAGCCAGAGGTCATCGAGTGGCTGTCCCGGACCCCTCCGGAAGAGATAGCGGCCATCAACAAGATCCCCGGCGCGGACAAGGTTAAGATTATCAACGCGCTGACTGCACAGGCGGTAGGGTCCAAGGTGGAACTCTCCCCAGCGGCCAAGCAGTTACTCGGTCCCGCGAATGTAGCGCGGATCATGGGCGCCTCGGCCGGGATGTCTACCGTCCACAACCGCAAGGAAGCGCTCGAACTCATGGGCCGGTAACCCGAAGTGCCGAGATAGGGGGCAGGCATCCAAGTACGCACTCGGGCCTGTACGTTGACGCGCCTGCCAACCCATGATCACCCCTGAACTGCTAACAAACTACGAGACTTGCTCGCGCAAAGGGGCCTGGTCGCGTTCCTGGCAGCCTAGGAAGCTAACTATCACCCAGATGATGCAGGAAGCCATCCGGGAGGCTTTGCTGGCCCCAGAGGGCGACCCAGGCGAAATAGCGGGTAGCGCCATGCTCCAGTTAGCCCAGGACAGGGGTTTAGAGACCGAAACCCACAAAGTCTACGATTCCGTCATCCACCATGCCAACATCGCTGACCTGGTAGCGACCCTCCTCCGCAAGCCTGGGGAACCTCCCTGGCGCATCCCGGAATCTATGGATAACTGGATACCGGGGTGCTATCTGTCAGCCGGTGGGGATTTCCTGCGGCGGGTGGTGCTGGTAACGCATTGGAATGACGAACGCCATATCAGCGAGTGCCGATCCTGGTTCACCCTTGGCGAGCAGGCGCACTACGAGCTCCCGATGCAGTTGGCTGTCATCATCCTCGGGCAGCAGAGGGACGGGCAGAGGATTGCGAGTCCGTGGGCTACCGGGTTCCTGCATCCTCTGAACCATGAACTGCGGTTCCGGAAGCGGGACAAGGGAGTACGGCAACCAGGGAACATCTTTGGTGAAACCTGGCAGCGGATACACCGCGAGGATCACGACGAAATCAGCCGGGAAACCTGGCTAGAATCTATGCTGAAGGATGACGTGCTCTACGAGGTCTGCTTCCGGGAAGATATTCCTCTTCCGAATCCGGCTCATCTTGTTCGAGTTCGGGACATGGCAAGTACAAAATTAGAAAGGCTTTACGGTCAGCGGGGAGTGCCGGAAGCGAATCTCTCATCATGTGACTGGCCTATCCCTTGCCCGTTCCGGAAGTGCTGTCACACGCTACCAGAGGCCCAGCCGGAAGAGAAGTACGGGTTTATCCAAATAGAGCGTCGTATCCCGCTCCCCAAGGTTGGCATCCCCACTTCTGTTGGAACACTGCCCGGTCCCGGTTAGCCTGTCCCTCAATCTCCGCACGCTCCTCTGGTGGAGCAAGGTTTAAGGTGGACGAACGCTCATGGAAGAATGGAACGTTCGCCTTCCACAGTGGCACCCCGGCCTTGTGCGCTCGAACGTGAAAGTCGTTGTCAGAAGCGTAGTGCTTCATGGTCTCGTCAAACGGTCCAACCTTCTCCCAAACCTCACGCTTGATTAGGAATCCGGAGAAATCCGGGTGCGGGTGCAACTCTCCCATCGGCGCCGGCTCCGCAATCTGCTCCATCTTGTCCACGGAGACTCCGGAGACGAACGGCTTGTCATAGGACAGCAGTTGTTTATAGAACCACAGAGGAAGTACGACATCATTGTTTATAACGAGAACGTAAGGTACCTTCAAGTCTCCAAAGAGTGCATTCAACCCCAAATTCCACCCTTTGCTGACCCCTGCGTTATATTCAAAGGTGCCAAGCATTACGGCGCGCCCGGTGTAGATACACTCCCTAGTTCCGTCCGTGCTCCCGTTGTCTACCACGTAAAGCATGGACTCCGCATCGCGCATCACCGAAGCGGCCGCACGCATGGTGAGCGCGAGGTTGTTGCGGGTGAGCATCAAGACGGGGTTCATTTCGCTCTCTTAACGTAGGAGGATGGATTGTCGCAATGCCTGTGTTCCATACGAACGCTACTCCCGTGGAAAACAAAGTGCCATTTGTCGTGTAGCTCAATCGGGCGCTTGCAACGAGCGCAGACCCGGACGCGCACAGTCGGAGTAATAGACTGCTTACACTCGGGACAACGGTTCACTCCATCACGCTCCATTCCTGCACGGCGTCGATGATCTTCTTTACATCCTCATCCGAAAGCCACCAACCCACAGGAATTGAGCACTGGTGATCGTTGAACTGCTTTACTCCCGGCAAGGGCTGTTCTATTGCTGTGAAAATCGGGTGTCGATCATTCCGGTTGTGAGTCCGCGCAGCCTGAATCCCGCGCTCTGCCATGTGCTTTACGAAGCCGTCGCGGTCGTCCACCATCACGTTGTACATCCAGCGGCTAGAAACGGCTATCGGGCGCTTCGCTAACTCCGCATCGTCGTAAGCCAGAGCATGACGATGGTGCTGTCCTATGTTTTTCTGGACGTGGGGTAGGTTGGCCAGTCCGATCGAGGCTGCGATGTCCGTCATGTGAAACTTGTACCCCTTCATGGTCACTTCCTGGTCGCAGCGGAAGCCTCCACCTTTGCGGTCCAGTCCACACCAGCGTTTCAGTGTAGCCACGTCGCGTACTAGTGGGTCCATGATCGAGATAGCCCCACCATCCCCCGTGGTCAAATGCTTGATGGCCTGGAACGAGTAGCAAACCAGATAGTCCCACTTGTCGGCGCCGCGGTTCGCTCCAAACGAGTGAGCAGCGTCCACAATCAACGTCGCGTGGTATTCGTCGGCCAGAGAGTGCAGGGCCGGGATGTCGCAGACCGTGCCCGCGTAGTCCACGCAGCAGATGGCAACCGTGCTCGGGTATTTCTTCAACAGTTTTTCAACAGAGTTTGGGTCGATCAATCCCGTGTCCGGGTAGACATCGGCCCAGAGGATGTTCGCCCCCAGATGCGCGAGTGGGACGTTGGCGAGCAGGCAAGTCATGGGGGTCGCTATCACATAGTCCCCCGGCCTGATGCCGGCCAAGTCGTAGGCCAGCCAGAGCGCGGAGGTTCCAGAGTTTACGGTGACGTTGTTCCCGATCCAGGAGCCAAGCGCTACCTCGAACTCGTCTACCATTGGCCCCTGGCCGATACAGGACGAGCCCAGCGTAGTCGCAACCATTCCTGCCGCCTCTGGTGCAATGAAATGCTTGAAAAGCGGGATCATAACCCTCCGTTAACCTTCACAGTGGCGCCGGTCAGGTATTCGCACTCAATCAGGAACCGGCACGCTTCCGCCAGAGCTCCCACGGTTCCCAAATCCTGCAGCGGGATCTTGTCCACGATGGTCTGCAAGTGCTGTCCCGGCAACTGTGAAATCATGCCGCGGTTGAAGTATCCCAGTTCCAGGCAGTTCACTCGCGTACCCCACCCCGCGAACTCTTTGCTGGCTACTCTGGTCAGTCCATTGAGCGCAGCCTTCGATGCGGAATAGACCGCCGTTCCTGCAGGGCCATCGCTTGCGGTCACAGAGGAAAACATGGTGAACGTTCCCCCGTGCGCCTTGTAAATCTCCCGTGCGTACTTCAGCATGAGGATGTTCGATACAAGGTTGACGCGCAGCATCCTGTTGATGTCGGAAACCTCCGTCTTGTGAATCATTCCGGAGATTGAGACCCCGGTTGCGTTAATGACGTGCAGCGGGCCATCGCACACGATGGTCTCAAAGAACAGCCGGATAGAAGCCTCGGATTCCACATCGCAGTGCCGGCGCCCGATGGCCGATACTACCTGGGTGCCAGCGTAGATGCCGCAGAGCGCCTGGTGGAGAGGTTGACCGAGACCGCCTGTTACTCCGCCCATGACCAGAATCACGTCAAGTCCTCCCTGAGCATTCCGAAGATGTGCCAGTTGTGCCACGCGCCGGCTCGCCATATATATCCGCGCAGCGTCCCCTCGGGACGGAATCCTGCTTCCTGGATGATCCTGGCGGCGGCTATGTTTGTGTCCAGGCACTCCGCGGTTACCCGGTGAAACCCTAACTCCTGAATCACGTACTCGGCGCCAGAACGAAGGATTCTACGGCCGTATCCCTTCCCTGTGACCTCGGGCAGAACATCTGTCCCGGTCATCCGTGCTTCACTCATGGGGTAGTCCAGCCTGAACCGGAGCAGGCCCACCGTCTTGTCCACGTCTCCGACAACGTAAGCCTGGTTGAGATTATCGAGCGTCAAGTACCAGGCATCCTGGTTGTGAATGGTTTGTACGCTTCTGGGATCGCGCCAGCCGGAAGTGTTGCGGGGATCGTTTCGCATCTCGCGCAGCATGGCTAGATCGAACTCCTCTACTTCGCGGAAATGGAGACCGTTACGATGAAAGGCCATTTAGCCTCTCAATCTCACGCTGCACGTACCATGCGGCCTTTTTCAAATCCTCAACCCCGTTCTTATGGTCCGCCCGCCACAGGTACTTCATCGCGTTCCCCACGTTGAACGTCATGTGCTCGACAACGGTAATACACTCGACTCCGGACGGGTGAGAGGTATAGTGCTTCGGGTGGTTGACGGTCTCTTGCACCCTCGGCACAGGGTTGTGCTCGGCACGATTTTTTGTTTCCCGCAATTTCTGCATAGACCTTCTGCCAGTTTACGTTTACGCCAACGCTGCTCTTTGGTCATGGAACCCTTATCGGAAGTACATCCCTGAACTCTTTGTAGAGGTACAGATGCCACCACTGGTGCATCGCCGCATCGGAACCCCAGTTCGTCGTCGCAGCCCACGCCGGGTAATCAAACTTCCCGTCTCCGCGCACCCCGCCACTCGAATGCTCACAGTCGATACCGACCAGCCGTACTTTCTTCTTGTGGCGTGCCGCCATCATGCAAATCCACATGTCGCTGCCGTGTGAAGGTGGCGCAAACATCGGCCATCCGCCTATCAGGTCTAGGAACGATCGCCGCACGATCAGCGAGAAGCTGTCAATCATAGCCACGTCCATGCTCCCGGTGCAGCGCTGCCCGTGGTTGAACCAGTCGCGCATATTCGAGTAGCAGCCTCCGCGGGCCAACTGGCGGAAGTCGTAAGGGTCCACGTAGATGTTTGCACGGCCAAGTTCCTTCGCTCCGAAGAAGCTGACCAGGACTACGCTGGGGTCTTCAAACTCCTTGAGCACGCGCACGTCCCAGTCCCTTTCGCGAATGAACAGGTCGGAATGGAAGTACGCGATTACGTCCGCATAGGTTGATGCGTAAAACTTCTGCACCTTCTGCAAGTAGCCGGCGTCCTCGCCTTCAATGGTAGCGTCAACCTCTACTGGCCAAAGTGTGTACTCAAGTGTCAGCCAAGACTCAACGGCCGCTTCGTGGCCTCCCGTGCTCGGGCACATGATGGCAAGTTTCATAGTCCCTTCCTGAACCACTCCGCCCAGCGCGACCAAAGATTGTTCCAGTCTAGATGCTCGGGGAGTCTTACCTGGTTTGTAGCGTCCCATGTTTTGATGGTCTCTACCCAGTCTCCCCAAATAAACACGGGTCGGTAGCAGTTGTACGGAGTTTCCAGGTGAAAGCATTCCGGCTTAATCTTCATCCTGGAATCCAGGTGCTCCGCGGCACCTGCGTAGTCCCCGTGGAAGCATGGCACCCCGCACGCGAGCGATTCAAAGATCGGGTAGCCAAACCCTTCCCCTAGCCCTATTCCCAGCGTGATGTCGCAAGCGCTGTAGCACTGCGCCATCTGCTCATCCGAAAGCGCGGCCACGGTCAGCGCATGGTTCTTGGTGCCGTAGTCATGAATCAGCGCCGGCAGTCCCCAGGAGTTTTCCAGCCTGTCAGTGTGAATCCAGGCCAGTATCTTCCCTTCCTTGGCTTGCGATAGCTCCGCGAGGATCTGGAACGCGAGACCGTAATCCTTTCGCAACTGATTGGTTGCCACGATGCCAACAACGTAGAAGTCGTCCGGGATAGACAGCCATTTACCAGCCTGGTTTCTCATCCCAATGCGCTCCCCAAATCCCGTGCGGGATTCTTTCTTGTTGTACGGATGGAACACGGAGGTATCGAGACCGTGCGGAAGATTGGTCAAGGTTTCCAGTAGCGGCTTTTTCCACAAGGTACGGCGCAAGATGTCTTCTGACCATTTCGAGTACGCAAGCACCCTGTCATACCCCTCGATTGTGTGCTTTAGAACAACCGTAAGCCGGTCGTTCGGGCCAGTAGCGTCAATCGGGAAGTATCCCCACTTTTGGAAAGTGGCTTCCTTCAGGAACTTTTGCAGGACGGGATTCTCGCAATTCTCCGGACGCGCAAACCAGAGCAAGCGGCTCGCGTCCCAAATGGTCATTACGATTCCATTCTCTTCGCCGGCAAAGTCCTCCCAAACTTCCGGCAGGTTGTGGATGACCCAGTTGTGCATCTCCATGTTGTACTGATTGAACGGAAGTTTGCGCGAGTAGGGACCGCCATACCCAAGAGTCGCAACCCGAAACTCGGGCAGGTGCTCTGCGATGCGCGTAGCGAGGTCTTTGGTAATCCTTCCCAGGCCAGTACCGGACGTAGGAGCGTCACTGATTATCAGAAGTGGAGTCGGCATCTATCCTTTTGTTCCGATCGCGAAATCATCTGGCAAGGTCTCTTCTTCGCTCTGCGGTGCTGCTACTGCGAGACGCTCCGGGATAATGCTTTTCACTTTGGACAGATCTACGTTCGAGTACCACTTGGCCAGTTCCTCAGGTGACAGGTTGGGAGGCGGGGACGGAGTGGGAGTATCCGTCCTTTCGGTGATCGGCCTAGCCTCCGACTCAAGGATTGCTTTCGGAGTCTCCCCAGGATGAAGCTGGTCATGCAGTGAACGAATGGTGCGCTCCAACTTGGGAATCTCCAAGTCGAGCGAGAGTAACTTGCTCTGCGCTGCGACACGCTCCGCCTTGGCCCTGGCAAGACGGTCCTGTGCCTCACGCAAGGCTCGGGCGAAGCTATTGGTGCGACGGGGCATTTACTGAACCTGTTTTAACTGAAACCCTTGGCTAAGTAGCCACTGCTCAAGTCGAGCAAGGTTGTTGGCTACTGTCGGATTGTGCTCGTGTTCGAGAACCCAGCAGAGCGCGTCGGCTACAAATTCCAAGGGAGAACCCTCCTCACCTAACTGTTGGCGCAGAGTATCGTCCAACAAAACGCTGGTGATTAAGTCGTGCGCCCGCTGAATTTCCACTTCGGCCTTCATTTCAACCTACGTCCCAGTGCTCTTGCTCGGGCACCAGGGTTCCCTGCTGCTGTGCTGGTTTGTTGTCCACAAACGTCACGCCGGCCAGTTCTGTCACCTTCTCCAGCGAGCAGAACGTCTTATCTCCCTGCGTGCGCGTGGAGAACTGGCCCGTCATCATCTGCTTCGGCTTGAGGTACTGAAAGAGACTCTGGTGCCACACGTACATCTTCCAGTCCAAATTCTGGCGGTCGGTGACCTCCAGGACCAAGTACGGCTTGGTTTCCTTCTTCGCATTAGGCTTCGTGTTCATCGCAGAGATGGCGTTGATTACTACAACGGTTTCAGTGAGGTTCATGTCCGGGTCCGCTTTCTTCGCGTACTTGCAGTCTGCCTTGTGGCCGTTGACCACTCCACAGTCCCCGCACATGATGTCCTCCTTCGGAGACTGCTGCTCGGGCGCCGGCTGCTTCTTCGTGGGACAACTGGGCAGGTGACCACCGATAGCGTGGCACTGGTTGCACTTCACGTTTCCCACAGGCGCCGGGGCTTGCTTGCTTGCGCGAGGCTTGTTCTCCTTCGCCAGTTCTTCCTCCAGGTACAGGCCCGCCAATTGCTTCGGGAAAGCCTTCCTGATGGCCAGCCCCTCGGCGCACTTCCCTAACATGATGTGCGGCTTCGATCGCCACATGAACCCCTGCTTCTCGCCGGGGTAATACTCGTCGTAGCGAGCCGTCGCAGTGAAACTGCACTTCTCTTCGTGGACGAACTTCCAAATGGTGACCGTGGCAGCAATCGGTTTGTTCTCTGTGTCGTACTCAAACACGGGGTCATCGCTGCCCGCGTAATCATCCGTCTCGGCTGCTCGCGACCGGAGCAAGTCAACCGTGGTAACGAACGTGAGTTTCTTCTGGCCATCATCCGTGCGGAGGACTGGGACAATCAGCCCGTCGAGCGGGTGAACGCCCTGGCGCTGACAGTTGTAGAGGTAGACCGCAAACTGGTTGTCATCAAGACCCTTGGCCACGGTGTCGCGGGCAATCTTCACCTGCTCGGACGTGATGGCCAAATCTTTTGGTTGTGCCGGGTGTACTGCGAGTGCTTCTGTACTCATCTGGACCTCCCACTAATGATTGGATCGTTGTAGGGGACAATCCCCGGAATGTTGAGTGTGCCCTTGTCAGCTTTCGCCCTGGCATCAAGCGCGGACTGATTCGGGAGCACGTAGGTCACTGGCACGGTGCCCTTGGCGATGGCCGCGCAAAGTTTCTTCATGTCAGTAACGCGGGCCTTCCAATTCTCCCGCGTCCCGATCCCGGATGCCTTCTGGTACGTCGGCGCCACGGGTGGAGCAACCGCGGTTACAGGCGTATCCACGATTGCGGAGACTTCCTCCTCTGTCGCTCCGGACTGTTCAGCCATCGTAGCAATTCGGAGACGTTCTTCCTCCTCAACAAGCCGCGCAGCTTCTTCCGCCTCGCGCTGCTTCTGCTGGCGAATCTTCTCCTGTTCGGCATCCCATCTCGCAATCTCCAGTTTGACCTGGCGCTCGGCTTCTTCGAGAGGTTTGTCGCCTTCGGTAAACTTCTTCTGAATCGCCTGGTATGCGGCCCAGGCGGGATTCTTGACACTACTCCAATACTCAAGCCAACGTTTCCTGAATGGTTTGATCTGCTCAAGCAGTAGAGAGCAAGCAGTGTCGTATGTTGCTTGGTCAGTAATCCGAACGATCTTGGCTGACTCAATTACAGACAGTGCTTGCGTCTGCAGTTCCTGTTCTTGCGGCTCAGGCTTCCCGGAAATGTTCAACGTGTCCGGCATCAGTCTCCCTCTTGGCTTTCATAAATCTTGCCCAGTCGTAATCGAAGGTCTGCGGCGGGAATTCTTTTACGGAGTAGGTGCCATCCGATCGCAACGCCAGCGCTATTCGGCGCACGTTCCTAGCCATCTGGTGATTCTCGTGAATTGTTCTCGCGTACGCAGCCAACTGGAAGCGCACCCAGTCCGGAATTTCTCCAGTCTTGAAATCAACAATCGCGCTGCTTCCAAACGGGTATAGCGTGGTCGGCGGCAGTGCTCCGTAGCGGTCCATCGTGCCGGCGAATCCAAAATGCGAAATAAACTGCTTTTCAATATAGTTGCGGTCCGGAATAAACCCGCTCGCCTTCTTCCAGTCCTGGTACGCCTTCCGGTACGGTCGCAGGCGAATCGGCACCCTCCGCCAATCGAGTGCTCCCTCGTCCTCCAGTTGCAGCAACCAGTGAACTGACGTCCCACGCTGCATTGACGCAATGCGAATCTCCTCTTCGACAAACGAGAAATCACAGATGCCCGCGTATGCGAGGATCTGTGTAACGGACGGGATAATCCTCCCTTGAACATCACGGTACTCATGTAATTCTCGATCGAAGAGGATGGTCAAAACGAATCCCCAATGAACGTTGTGTTTCGTTCATCATCCCACCAGACAGCCTTAGCCTCATGGTAAAGTCCGCCTTCTATCTGCGGCTTTTCCAGCACAAGGCGCACTAGGGAACCTGGTGGAGCCTCGGAAAGTTGTTTAATGATTTGCTCGACAGTCATTTGGGTTATTTGCCTTTTACGATGCGCTCGGCGCGGTCCTGGCAGAATCCGCAATAAACTTCAGTCTTTTTGCCGCGGTCTACAGTTTTCCAGCCAAGCATCTCCGCAATGGCCATAGTGTCATCACCCTTGCGGTGCTGCCTAATGTCAATCTGCTCGCCACACTCACCGTCACAAGCGAGACTGTAGGTGGTTAGGATGCTCATCTGCGAAAGTTCTTAGCTTCGGGACAGTTCGCCCAGTGACTCTCTACGTTTCCGTCCGCATCTACGTCCATGGGCATCTTCTTGTTGCGGGGTGTGATCCACCATTCTATGGCGGCGCCACACCCCCGGCAGTTGGCCTGGTTGTCGAACTTGTAGCCAGCCTTCACAAGCTCGTCGGTGGTTTCTGGAAAGGGCATGGCTAGTCCGGTTGAGCCTCGGACTCTTCGGCTTGCTCTCCTGCCTCTACCGTTTCGGCTGGCGCGGATTCGTCCAGGTCCTCCTCTGGTCGCACGCGCACCTTTACGGTCTCCTCTTCCACCTGAACCTTAACCGAGATGCCGTTGCGTTTGTAATCTTTCAATCCCTTGGCGTGCATCAGGTCGAGCAGTTTCTTCTTTAGGTCTACTTCTTTTGTGGTGAGCTCCTGGCGCTCGTCCCGAATCTCGGCATAGTCCAGTGCAGCATTCTCAATCGCTGCAATCTTGACGTCTCCAACTCCAGGCAAGACCTCCTGGCGCGGGATGCGGCGCTTCTTTTCAACTGGCTTCTTGGCGGATTTCTTCTTTGCTGCCTTCTTCTTGGCCATGATTATCCTTTCAGGTTCCAGCGGTCTCCGGATTTTTCAATCAACTGTAAGTTTTTTAGGCGTGCGGTGGCCTCATCGAGCGTAGACCATCCGCTTTTGGTCGCTTGTCTCAACTGCGAACGACTGAGCGGGCCATGATCGAGGATTGCCTGGATCACACGAGACACGCATTTGTCCCTACCAAATTTCTCCATCCAGGCGGACCACTTTGGATCGAACTGCGGCGCCGCGGCGCCGGCTGGCATGGCTACCTCGTCCCCGCCCGCCATGCGTAAGCCCTGACGGATGACTGCGATGGATTGCATCACGCGGGACAGTGCCTCCTGAACCTGGCGCTGATACTCCTCGAACTCCTCGCGTAGCTCCTGTAGACGGTCTACTGGTTGTTCGTACACCTGCCCCTCAAGCAGCGGTTGGGCCATTGGCGTCCTCCGATGCTTTGGCTGCGAGTGCTGGCCGGAATCCGCGCCATGCCTGCTCGGTCATAGCCGGATCACCGCAGCGCTCAATCTGGCGCAGGGCAGACAGGGTAATCCGGATCGCATTCAGGTTATGGCGTACTTCTTTGAATTTGTCCGACGCCATCACGGATTCGTGCTCAACCAGGCGCTCCCCGCGAATCCAGCGGCGCCCCTGGTCTCGCAGCTTGGTCAGTTCGCGGAATCGGTCAATGTTTGGGGTTGGCGAGTCTGGTGCGACCTTGCGGGCCTTCTGCATGTACGCCCGGTCCAGGTCTTGAACGGTAGGAATTTCTCCGATGAATCCGAACTCGTCCTGCCAAGCGTAATCGTCCATCGGCTTGCGGGACATCCACACAGCTACGCCCGCGTCCTCATGACCAGGTGCATTGTGCGTGACGAGCCCGTAGGTAACCTTGGACAGCTTCATCTCGCGCTCCAGGGCGGATAGCGTGTCTCCGTAGGTCAGCTTCCAAGCGTTCTGTGGCTTACGGTCCTGGAAGCGGGTCCGTGGCCTGTCCGGTGGCCACTTCAACGGAGTCTCATTGAACAGTTCGAGAGTCACCTTGCCTCCAGTGCCTTCTCAATCAGCACCGCGGCCTGTTGCGTGGTGGACCGTCGCTCGGCGTTCGCGAGGACCTTGACTCGCTCAACTAGGTCACGGCGTACCCGGAGACGCCAAACGATTACCTCTTTGGGTTTCTTGGTTGCCATAGTGTAGGCAGGTTGTACCGCGAACGGCACAATCTGTCAAGCGTGGATTATTTCTTACGCATGAACCCTGGCAACTCGCCACGGTCCTTCCGCGCCTGGGCGATAATCTTGCTAGCGACACTCCTCCGCCTTGCGGTCAAGCTCCTGTTCTGGCTGGCTATAGCAGTCGCAACCTTGAAGGGGAGTGCCAGCCGAACCACTGAACCAGCCTCGTCAACAGACTCGATGAAGATGCGGTCCCCATCCTCATGTCGAGCCGTTTGCACGATGAACGTCTCGCTGCGACCTGTCACACTCTCGATTACTTTGATGGTTGAGGGTTTTGTCATCATCGCAGCTTGCTTCGATGAACCGTACAGCCTGTCGTATTTGCTGATAGTGTTGTCTTGATCCACTTGTGCAATCCTCCTCGATTGCACCCCTATTTTACCAACCTGTGATTTACGCGATTCGCCTTTTAGCCAGTATCCATGCGGGTTTGACGCACTTGGCGTAGAGTGTTTTGCCTCTGAGAGAAATTAGGTGAGAGATTGGCGTGGAGTCTAGATGTGGATTTCCTGTGGAAAGTGTGTGGAAGTCTACGCCAGATTTATTTTTTTGCTGCTAAAGCCAACGCCCCCGGATTTGGTCCGAGGGCATGAAGAACAGCGTTGGCGCCGGGCAGGCAATGCGATAGTTTCAAAAGTGGGCACCCCCTGTCAAGGCCATTGACATTTGTACGCTCCGGGACTAAGGTGCTTTTCGTCTGACCTACCTTTTGTAAAACACTTCACTCGCTGTGCTGGGCAGGTAGTTCAAGACAAAAACCGAGGCTAGTCCTTCGCTCTTGCGAGTGAACAGTTGCTTCGCGGCACTGCTTGCTACTGGGAAAAAACGGGCCGCTTTATACACAGTTACCCTCGAAAAAGGTAGGGGGATGAATTCACCAAACGACAAAATCCGGGCAACGGGCTTGGTAGTTGATCCAGGCATACGACATACGTCCCGGTCCTACGGGTGCAGGCGGTAGCCTGTCTTCTACGTCGTCGTGTGTTCAAGAACTTACTGGGCTAGCGAAGCGAGAAGAGACAAATCCCCTAACACCCGAGGGGAATGTCGTTGTATTGGGAGAATTCATGCTTATTGAGCGTATTTACGAGGCCTATCCGCGCCACGTCGGACGCCGGAAAGCGCTCCTCGAAATCGAACGAGCTCTCAGGCGGATCAGACAAGAGGCGCCAAACCTAAACAGCAAGTCGGACCTTGAAGTAGCCGAAATGATGATTAACACGGTCAAGATTTACGCGGCTTCCCCGGCCGGCAAGCGTCAGAGTTTCACTCCACACCCTACAACCTGGTTTCACCAATCGAGGTATCTGGATGACCCGGAAGAGTGGTTCCACGACAACTCAGGAACAAAGCAAGATGACATTGCAAGGCGAAACACAGACACGCTCGCTGCTGTCTTTGGAAAACTGCCTGATGCGAACCGGACTTCTGTTTTCGCGCTCACTGACGGTGGAGGAGGCCCAGGTCTGGAAAGACTTCCTAAGCAGTTATCCCTCCTTGGCGATTGAGTACGCATTCGAGAACTGGCAACGCAACGGCCACTACTTCCCCAAGCCGGCCCAGATCCTTGAACTCATCCGCGCCTACAGCATTGAGCATCGCAGCGATTACGTCCATCGCTACGAGCACCACGGGGAGGGCTATAGCGCTGCTGATGTAATTCTGCTCTGGAAGATTTTTCACGAAAAATATCCAGACCCGCTTACGAAATCCTTAACCTACGAACAACGACAGGACTTGATAGACGAACTTGACCGGCGCAAGGCGGCTGCATGACCGACGAAGAGATTTCCCGGCTGCTGCGCCGGCAGGGGTTCATGGTCCCAGTATGTTCGGTCGTGTTATGGGACAAGAAGTTTGTCCGTCCAGCCGTGGAACAGTGGTTGAAGTTCATTCATTCCGATCGCAGGGGACGCCCCACCTGGCGCCCCGCCATTTTGGAGAAATATCAATGGGTACAGCCAACGCACCAGAAATCAGAACCACCGAATTCAACCTTAGCCCACAAGATCGAGCAGAGGCCCGAGACTCATTCGTCCGCTCGTTTGAGAGGCAGTTCGCGGACTGGTCAGAAATAGCCCGCGTCTGCTGCCAAGTGGAGCAGGACAAAGATTACCTACTGCTCGGGTTCCATTCGTTCGGTGCTTGGCTGATCGAGGCTGCTCCGCGGTCGAGGTCGTACATCTACCTGGTCATGGGACGCTACAAGGAACTTTCTCCAGACATATCGGACGCAGAACTGGCGGAGATCCCGCTCGAATCGGCCGGCGTACTGAAGCAACTGTCCTCGGGGGTGCGGCGCCAGTCCAAAGTTAGACAACAGGCCAAGGGTAAGGCGAGTGACTTGGTGGTTGCCATCCAGAAGGACTTTCCAGACCAGCACGTTGAGGGTATTGTGGAGCGGAAGTTAAAGTTCACGACGTCACAGTGGCAACGCATTGAACTGGCCTACGAAATCTTCAAAGTGCAAGATGAAAGCGCGAGTCTCGAAACGTTCATCGAGTGGCTGGTGAGTGAACGCTTTTGATTAAGACCACCAAAGACGGCCGCACGATACGCGAGGGGAAGGACTACACCATTTTCCGCTGGCAACTCTGGGAGAGGCAGACGGTTGGAATGTGCGCCAGATGTCACAAGGGTACCAGCCTTAGCGCGGACCCTGAGGATTACAACTCGTTCCACGTTCATCACGTTAACGGCCGCGGAATGGGCGGAGGCAAGCGAGACGATACCTTTGAAGCTTGCGTAGGCTTGTGTGGCGCCTGCCACCGCAAGGAACACGGGCAAGGCTATAGCAACGTCACCGTGTCCGACTTGTAAGGTTTGGTTTTCGTGGTCGCAGTGATCGTCACCGGGCCGGCCAGCGCGGAAGCATCTGCGGTAAATTTTCCGTGATCGTCAATCGCTCCATTGCCAGAACATTTCCAGGTAACTCCCTTTTTGGCTTTGTCGCCAGCTACGGCAGCGTCAAACTGGATAGAAGTGTTTTGCTCGAACTTTGCAGACTTGGGACTGATAGTTACGTTCATATGGGGTTCTCCTTTAGAAAAATGCTACATTGGCTCTGAGTTCGAGACTGAGCAAAATTGCACGGAGGCAGAATGGCTACTCCACAACAGAGAACTAGAGACAACCTGACGGCCCGCGGCTACCTGGTCGGAACCGTGGAAGGCAAGAAGCGGTTCCCGGATCGCAAGAAGCACGCTTGCCGCGCCTGTGGCCATGTTCCGATGATTGAAATATCGGTAGACCTTTGGAGTGTCTTCGACATCGTGGCCATCTGTCCAGAATCCGGCCTTGCTGTAGATCCAATCGTGTTTGTCCAGACCACCAGCCGCGCCAACCATTCCACCAGGCGCAACAAGATCCTGGGCAGCATGGAAGCCAAGTTAGTCCTGCTGTCGGGCGCTCGCATCCTGCTCCAGTCCTGGGCGCAAGACGATCGCGGGCGCTGGCATCCGTTTGACGAGTGGATAACTTTGAAGGAATTTGAATCGGCACACTTCTATCCCAACACAGTTGCGGAATTGCTAGAGATTCGGCGGAAGGAAAAGAAACCAGACTTGCCGGCAGGATCTACGCTACCGCTTACGGTTTGACCTACTACTTACCCAAGCGGGCTTGGGCGTATGCTTCGGCAAACTTCAGAACACTTCTACCCGACAAGGTTGAGAAGGGATGATATTCCGGGTGGCCTTCCCAGAACTCCTCTGCGGACATAAACGCCCTCTCAGGCTGAGAGGCGGCTCTATTCGCACGCTTGCGAAATTCATATATAGCTGATTGCAGGGCTCGAAAGTGATCACTGAGCAAGTCGATGTCGGCGGTTTCACATCCATCAGTCGCAGCCTTCTGGTCATACTCATTCCGCACTTTAAGATAGTTCTCGGCGGCGGTTGCCAAGTAGCCAGCATGTTCAATTGCGTAGTCTTGTGATGTGCGTGGCTCAGGCTGGGAGGCGGAGTCGGCCATTTTGTCCCATTGGTGAATTCCAGCGTGACCAAGAGGCAATGTGCAGCGAAATTTCCGTATGACTACTCCACACACAGGCTCCCTATTCGGCTCGGACGCGACTATCTCAGCATTTTCAATAGAATTGCTCTTAGCTAGGTCTCGAACTTTCGGTAGCGTGAGAGAACTCGGACCAACCTCCGGCTCGGACGCGGCGGCTTCGAGAAGCGCCCTCCACTCACTGCAGCCGACTTTTTGGGTGTGCTTTCCGCCATGACCGTCTGCGAGTAGCCAACACGTCCCGAGAATCTCCTGTTCTTCCTGTGGCCCACCCTCCGGCGCTGCGGGGCGCACGGCCTCGGGATTCATGTAGGCGTGCATGACTTTGTGCCCTGTCCGATAGGTGCAGTGGCACTTCGTCAAATCCTGTGTGCATTCGCCGTGCTTGCCATCTCCGCACGCATCTGATACAGGCTCACCATGACGATGCTTATAGCCCTTTGAGAATGGCCCACCCTCCGGCGCTGCGGCCTCGGCATAGCCTTCGCGTTCTTCGTCTGACATCGGATGGCTCTCCTTGTAATCTGACCATTTCGTGTGACCCTCCGGCGCTGCGGGGCGCTGGAATGGATGCCACATTCAGCACACAGTTCTTCAGTTGCCATGGCAAGCCAGAAAAGTCAGAGATACACGCTTATCCCGGCCCGTATGCTTACATTTGCCTTATGACCATTCGGTGTTGCGGGCGTGCGCGTAGCTCGTGTGGGAAGCACGCAATGCGCCCCAAACATCGGCTCGTATTTGGAACCACACACAATGCAGATACCTAGTTGCTCGCTGACATTGGTCATACTTCCTCCGTTGCGCCTTCAGTTGCCATTGCCCTTTCCCTCACTCGCGGTCTTCATCGCTTCACCGGCAGAAAGGCTCGCTTGGTCATCTCTTGCAGCCATGCGCTTACCTCCTCGTCTGCCAGCAACTGATAGGCTGTTTGTTTGTCGAGCGGATGCCCATTGACTGACACGAATTCCTCTAAGTGAACGATGATCGAGCCTAGCTTGATGAGCAGTGTAGCGTTCGGCTTCAATGGATCACTCGCGGTCTTCTCATCCTTATAACGCAAGCATTTTATGCAGCGAATGCAATTAGGACTATTGCCCCAGCCGCATTTGGGGCAACTCCATTCCTCACTCGCGGTCTTCATCGTCGTTTCCTCATCGTGGCAACCTTGCGCTCTACTGCGTGGTCAGACTCGATAAACAAGCCAGTAAGTTTCAGCAACTTAACAACCAGTTCGCCGGCCGGCGTGAGCTCGCAGTAGGCTGTCAACTCGTACACATTCATCCACTTTTTCAAGTCGCGCTTTGCCTTGCGCTGGATCAGTCCGCGCTTCGTGAGTGCATTTTCTGCTGCGATGAAGTTATCCGGCATGTGGATGTTGCCAAAGTTCCAACGGTCCCACACCACGTTATCCGCAACGGCACAAAGGAACTGCATCTGAACCTTGGTGAGTCCCAGGACAAAATTAGTCCGCATCACGTAACCCTTGAAATTGTCTTTCCAATCGTTCACAGTGGTCTCCTCGTCGGTTTCGGGATCGTCAACGGGATCGGCTTGGCCCCAGCCCGCCGCGGCGCCTTGTGATGCAGCTTCTTTGGTCTTCCCCTGGGCGCGAACCCTCTCCAGGTCCGCACCTTACACTTGGGGCAACGCTGGGGCGGTTCCTTTGCGGTACTCGTCCATTCGTGCCCGCATCGTTCACAGATGCATAGTCTCGCTGTAACGGTAGCAATCATCGAATGGCCACCAGGACCGTTACCAGCACGATTAGAACAGCCATCGTCGCCATAACCCACTTACAAACGGTTTCCATGCGCTGCCGGCGCAGTTTCTTCTTGCAGGCTTCGTTCTGAATCCAACCCATCTGGGACCAGGCTATCTCTCGTTCCCAGTCTGGAATGGTGCGCTTCGTGCCCTGGTGCCGTCCAAGGATCTTAGTCACTGCATCGTCTACCTCGGTTACTTCCCGGCCCACTGCTGCTGTTAGGCGGCAGTTGTCGCACAAGCAACACTCCGGGTGCGGCCATTGCTGAATCTCTGCATCTAGTTTGGCGTTCTCTTCCGCGTAAGATTGCTTCCGCTGTGGGAACTTGTCCTCGTCAATCTCGGGCTCGTAGTCGTCTTCCCGTCGTTCGTTCTTATTAAACTGGTCTTCACCGTAATGCCCGGTGATGTAGTTGTCTAAGTCGTTTCTCTGTCGGTCGTTAAGCCAAGTCATTCTATTTCTCCTGATAATGTCATCGGTCGTAGTCCTCCACTGCAGGCCAGTGCTCCGACACCGGCCAACTAGCAAGACTAGGCCGCTTTTCGTCCGCCTCGGATTAGTCTCCAGCGTTTGCGCTGCGCTACCGCAATCCTGTGGCGTGCAGCCTGGGACATGCGGCGCCGCGGTTTCGGTTCGAGTTCTGGGATCGTCTTATCCGGGATCGTCTTAGTCCCTAGGTCGCTTAGGTCGTCCAAAAGATCAGCCGCCTGCAAGACCTTGGCTGCGTATTCGCGTAACTGCTTTGTAACTAGTTGCATCATCGTGTCGCCTCCAGGTTGAGAGATTGCCGGGTTACGTACCGGCCCTCGGTACCATCCGAGACGTTCTCGCGGAGGAGGAAATCTACTCCGGGGAGAGAATCTAGTCGCCAAAATAAAACTGCTGCGCGTATCGCAACATCACAGCGTCATCGGCGGAATCTGTGTAAGCCTCTGTCCAAGGTTTGAACCAGTCCTGATACTCGAATCGCGCCTTGCATGGCTGTTTGTAGCGGTCGAGTTCTCCAACGATGCGCGCTGCAGGCCCACCAGTTGTGAGCAGGATTGCAAACTCGCAGTCCTGGGTGTCAATGTCATCACTGCCGGGTGTGTGCCAGTCGGATCGGACCTCTACCGAAAGCGCATCTTCTTGAATTCGTTCCCTTGCGCGTTCCTCATCGTGCCAGGATTCCGGCTCGTCTGAATCTTTGCCCTCGGTGCATTCCGTGGTTCCCGCGCCTTTACAGGTTTTGCAATCTTCTTCCTCGTTGTTTACCGCTGTGTCCGCCTTCCCTGTGCCGGCGCAATCGGTGCATTCCATTTCGCCGTTGCACTCGCCGGCGTGTTCTAGCGCTTCCACCATTTCGCGGATATTGGAAATTGCTATCTTGGCGTAGTCGTTGGCTTGGGTTTGGAAATCCTTCTCTTGTTCTTTTACTTTCGGCATGTTCGTCTCCTCTGCCTCTGGTAGAGGCTTGGTTTTATCGGCCTTCTTGTTCAGCCCGCATGGTGCCGTAGCAGGCAAGCGGACCCGGAAGGCCAAGGTGTCAAAGTCGCGTCCAATCTCTAGTTCTAAGTCGCGTTGCGCGTCCCATGACTCTTCTAGCTTTTGGACTGCCAGCTTGAGCAGTCTCACCATTTCAGGGGTAATCTTCTGTTTGCGTTTAGCCACGGCCCACCCCTGTCACGTACCAGTACACAGGCACGATTACGATTACAGCGAAAATGCAGAGTGCAATAGCGGCTACCTGTTGGATTGACATAATTTCCTCTCGATGCTGGTTGCATCAATGGCCAGTCTGCGAACTGGCCAATGTCGCAACTAGGCTGCTAACGTCCCAGTCTTCAGTGCTTCCATTCTCTCCGCCAGTTGCCACAGTGCGCGGTTAAGCCGGACATCCTGGTCAATGCCCTTGACTTCGCGGGTGCTGACCAGCCTGGGGCGTCGGTTCTCAGGGGTACGCGGTTGACGTGCGGACAATCCACCTTTAATCACGTTTTCCTGCACCTTGTTGAAGGTGCGCCACAGGTCCGGAGAGTTATCTCCGCCTCTGCGAGTCCAGAGCAACTGACTGGCTGTAATCGGGGTGTCTACGCGACCCTCGGAATCAGCGAACCGGAGAGTATGGGCAGCTTCAGCGAATGCGTTCTGCTCACCACTGGTCAGCTGTAGCGACTGCCAACGGTTCACAGTATCCAAGACTCGCGGCGCCTGCCGGACAATCTGGTCCGACGCTTCCACCACCGCATCGATGATATTGCCCTTGTGTTGGACGTGTACGCTGGCAACCTCGGAATCAGATACCATCGCACCATTCCCGCAGATAAATCGCCACAACCCCAGCATGAGGCGGTAAGCGCTCGTCCCATCATGTGCGTTGACCAGCACCACTTCTGGGACCACTTCGCCCACCACCGCGGCGCGTTCCATGTCAGCCATTCTGCGGAAGCGCAGCATGTGCTTGGTGAACTCCTTCCGCGAGAGGTCCCTGGATCGGGACTGGGAAGCACTAAACGGAAAGAACCCCGCCCGCTCCATACCCTTGATTACGTCTAAGGTCGGAATGTAGGTATAGCGGTCTGAGCGGCTTTCATGGGGTTGCAACGCCAGGGCGGAAGGAGCAAGGTGTCCAATAGCTTCAATGGTGAGCGGTTGCGAGTTACGCGAGATATACATGGTTTCCTCTTTGGTCGCTGGTAGCGACTGGCCCACCATGTCATACTAGTATGAACCTGTCAAGAGAATAATTCGGTAAGCGTTGCTCGAATTTCTCTAGCGCATCTAGAGCGGATTAGGTTCCAAAGCCTCTCACTAACCTCTAACTAACTTCAACCTCTCCTCCTGGTCACCCGGCTTTACTCCCAGGCGCTTCCACACCTTACTGTGTCCCCACCCTCACACCTTACTGTGTGTCCCCACCACTCCCCGCCTGGACTCGCCAGAAATCTCTCCCCCAGGTCACCACTCAGCCCTCTGAATCCCTTCCCAGGAATTCAGCAGGACGGTGCAAACACCTTTTAGAATCAGCCTGTTATTCGCCAGTCGTTGCATTGTCCGTTAATCCGCACCTGATCTGCGGGCGATTGTCCAGTGATCTGCTCTGGGAGCCTGGGAATAGGCGGCCTATGGTATCAATTCAGGTATCACACAACAGCCAAGTGCAGCACTATCAACAACTGGCGGAGAGGGCGTTATTCTCCTCGCGGCCTATAGTCGGCCCAGGGAAGTTGTCCGCCCCCCCCTCCCCCCTCCGCGAGCAGTAGCGCATTTCCCCCGCTCTGATTTTACTGATAAAAAATTGAAAAAGGTAAAGGTAACCAAGGTAACCGAATTAACTTGACAGAGGCAGGGTAACCGGGGTAAACAAGGTAACCGATGGACATGAATATCAAGGGGGTAGATCCTGGGGTGCTGCAGGCTGTAAAGGTAGAGGCAGCGCGGAGGGGGATGACGTTGAAGGCGTTTGTGGTGGGGGTATTGGAGAATGAGGTAGGAGGGGGTGATGGATCTAGGGAAGCTGGCGGAGTTAAGTCATCACAGGAAGTGTCTAGAGTGCGGGGCGGAGTTCGAATCAAACGAGAAAGAAAGCGCGCTGGTGCAGTTCGCGGACCACAGCACGATACACAACCCGACACCGGAGCAGTGGGCGGAGGCATACGAGCGGATACAGGCGGGGAAGGAAAGGGTGAAGGAGCGAAGTTAGCGACGAAGTACGATGGGAGTCCGGACACCTGCCCGCGCTGCCGGGTTCAGTTGGAAGTTGCGAGTGGGAGTAAGACGAAGTGCCCGAGATGTGGGGAGACGTACCGGAGGATGGTATGACGAATTTCGAGGTTTGGTTTGGGATGGTGGAGATGTTGATGGGGGTGGAGGGGTGTCTTGTCCTGGGGTCGCGGGAGGAGCGGTCGGTGGGGGAGTTGATAGAGGACCGGCTAGGGTACGGGGTGAGTTACCGGGTGGAGGGGGAAGCGACGGCCGGGGATGCGTTAAGGCAGCTGAATTTGATTGAGGCTTATGCGGGGTGCAAGCTGCAAGTTCCGGAAGAGCCGCGGCACTTTTACAAGACCAGGATGGTAACGAATTGAAAGCCCTGGACGGAAAATTTGGGATTCGGGAAGATGGCAGGATTGCGAACCTGGTATCGGGGGAACTGATACCCGAAGATGAACCGCTGTTCCTGCTTCGCGGCCGAGACATCGTGGCGCACACTGCCCTAACCGCGTACCTATCGGAATGCGAGGAGTACGGTTGCAACGAACTCCACTTGGCCGGGATTAACAAGGTGCGGGAAAACTTTCGACGCTTTGCTATTGAGCACACCGACCGCATGAAGCAGCCGGGGATTACGGGGCACCTGAAACTATGAGGTCGGAAGAGATAGCGGCGCTCTGGTACGGGGCTTTGTTGCTGCTGGTGGCGATAGCGTTTATGGCGCACCGGCTGTGGGTGGGGTTGTGATGGAATGGTGGGATGAGGTCAACCTTGATCCGGAAGTGCAGAAGGAACGGAGCAGTGAGGATATGAGCCAGAGACCCCAGATCCAGTTACGCTTTCGCGACCAGGCGCAGCACGAGCGGATCCGGAAAGAGGCGGAGGTTGCCGGGGTGTCGTTGAACGAGTACATTCTCAGGAAACTGGAAAGTCCAAAGTTGGACCTCTCAAGAAGGAAAGTCTCGTGAAGGTCATGGAACCGCAAACCTGCAGCAAGTGTGGCGTGCCTGTGGCCAACATGCGCTATGATGCGGTGCTTGATGTGCTGGTATTCAAGTGCCAGCGCTGCAATTACGAGTGGATCGTCCCACCTCTGAAAAAGGGCAAGCCATGAGCATCTTTGCCTTCATCTGCAAGCACTGCGGACCCAGCGAGAAACCCTGCGAGCACGCAATGGAGTTGATCGAGTTAAAGTTCCTGCGTGATCTACAGGAAGACATGCGGCATTGCTGCAAGCTGGTGGAAGCGATGCTGCTCGAAATTCTTCATAGGCTACCTGTCCCCAAGTCGGCCACACTCAGGTTGATTTCTGGAGGCACCATGCCAGCAACAATCCTTGTAGGCGGAACAGCGAATTCACTGTTCCAAGAGTGGACAGGTCCGAACGGCACAGGAACAGTGGTTCCGAATGCTGGCGCACCTGCCTTCGTGTCCGATAACCCGGCTGTCGCTACCGTGGACCCGTCAACCGGGGTAGCGACCGGAGTAAGCGCGGGAGTTGCCAACATCACTGGAACCGATCCGGTTAACAGTCTCACGGCCACGGACGTACTGACGGTGAATGCGGTCGCGCAGCCGGCTGTGAGTGCGACGTTGACCTTAACCCCAAACTAGTTGAGGGTGCGGACATGGCGACAGTAGAACAGCGCTTGGATTCTTTGGAATCCCGGCTCGCGAAACTGGAAGCCGCACCCTGAAAATACTTAAACCCTAAACTGAAGCTGTATACCCTAGGGTTGCGGGAGGGGGAAATGAGACGAAGTGCCAACCTGGACGGTACTCGGATTCTCCTCCCGCCGTGCGATTGAAGACTCCATGCAGTGAGGGGAAGACCTCGTAAGGACTGGGAGCGAAGCGAGAGTCTTCCTAAGCGCTGTACGCGAATAAGCGAGCAGGCTGAGATGGCACCCTTACTGCACGCTCCCGGTTTTCTGGACAAACTATGAAACCTATATTCTATGTACTCTGGCTCCCGTTCCTGATGGCATCCGCGCTTTGGCTGTCGAGCCAGTCGAAAGACGTCAAACCCACCCTCACCGACCAACAGAAGCTAGAAATAAGGAGTGCCCAGGTCCAGTTATACCAGGCTAAGGAAGTGTTGGAGTCTACCCCCCAGTTCAAAGCGTTCCAGAACGCGCAGAACCATTTGAACGAAACTGCTCTGCGGATTCAGCGCGAATCGAAGGTTGATCCGAAGCAGTGGACCCTGGGACAGGATCTTGAGTACGTGGCCGTCCCACAACCAGCACCGGAGAAAAAATAATGCCACCATCTGCATTTACCGATGAGCAAATTGACGAGATGTTCACCTACCACAACGATCCTGCCAAGCTGCCGCACTACCAGGCCGTGAATGATGCAGCTAAGGCACTGTTTCGGACCATACAGGAACACTGTCCAGCTTCCCCTGATCGCTCCGCAGCTTTCCGCCTGGTTCGCGAGGCCCGCATGACAGCCAACGCAGCCATTGCGTTAGACGGGAAATACTAATGAACATCGAACAAGTGGCCCGTATCGCGCACGAAACCAACCGCGCTTACTGCGCCTCGATCGGGGACTACAGCCAACCCTTGTGGGAGGACGCTCCGGAGTGGCAGAAGAGCTCCGCGCTCAAGGGAGTCAATTTCCATCTCGACATTCTGGAGAAGGGCTCTCTTCCTTCGCCGGCAGCGAGCCATGAGTCCTGGCTGCGAGAGAAGAAGGCGCAGGGTTGGAAGTACGGCAAGGAAAAAAATCCAGAGAAGAAAGAGCATCCCTGCTGCGTTCCCTACGATGAGCTCCCACCAGAGCAGCGCATGAAGGATTTTCTGTTCTTAGCCATTGTTGAGGCGTTTTACGCAGCAGAAGCCAAGACCACGGTGGTGCGCTGATGGCAGAACGCATCCTCCCCGAAAACTTGAGCGGCCGTGAAATCAGGATCGCGGTAGCCGACCAGATCGCGGAACAGTTGGCTCGCGACGGATACCTGAACGAGACGCATTCCTACAGCCACTACACCGTCAAGGCAACCGTCCACATCGAGTGCTTCGATCTGGGCACGGCTTACAAGGTGGATATGCCCGTGTCCGCGGCGCCGGTTGTGGATGAAGAGAACGCAGCCCTGGACGAGTTCGATATGCAGTTGAATGAGGAAGCCAAAGACCCCAACACGGTGCGCGAGGAGACGGGACAACCCTTACACGCGCTCACCAAGGATGCGGACGGCAACCCGGAAATCAAGAGCGTTAAGTATCCGCGTAGGAAGAGATGAGCACAGACCTCATCGAATCCTTCGACCGCGATACCCGCGCCATGGAGCGGTTAGCCACTGCCTTTGAAGCGATTGCATTAACTTTGGCACAGTTCTACGACAAGATGTATCCTCCGAAGCATGAACCCCGCGACGTCACCCTTACGAGAATCCCGACCGAAGAAGACAAAATCCGGGAAGCGCAAGGGAGCACGCAAGAGACAACTGACCAATGGCTTGATATTGGCCCAAGGGAACGAGCCCTGCTTGAAAATCCCCCAGCCAAGAAAACCCGAAGGGCGCCCCGGAGAGTCACGCCAGCAGGCAGCGTTAGTCCGATTAAAAGTTAGCCCGCAAGAACTCGCGGAAGTTCGCGACATCACTACAGTCTTGAAGGGTATCCCGCACTGGCGCAAGACGGCACTTGAAGCTATGCGCTTTTCCGAGAATCCTATCGTGCGGAAGTTTCTCGCTCGCTACAACCAGGTTCCCGTGGGCGACCAGAAGCATCTCCCCTTTGAAGCAATCGCGCTCGCAGCCGACATCGAGCCGGCGTACCTGCTGGGCGAGATCCTGCTGGCCATGAGCGAACTAAGCCATGCCTCGGTTAAGGTTATCGGCATCAATCGCCATCCCGAAGTGATGAAGAAGACGGTTGAGCGAGCGCTGAAAGATGAGGGCTTCCGCGAACGCGAACTGGTACACAGTATGCTGGGTGCGCTCCCACAGAAGGGTGGGTCCATCTTTATCGGGAAATACTTTGGCGGCAAGGGTGATCCGGAGGAGCCGGCAGAGACGGCGCCCACAAAGTTTGAAGACGATCTGGACGTGATCTTCCCCGACGTATCGTTGATGCAGGAGCGGGTGCAACCTCTGCGGCAGAAACTTTTGGAGACGCGCAAGTGAGAGACCCGACCACAATGACGCGGGAAGAAAGAGACGCGCTCCCGTGGGCTACCCCGGAGCAGGTGGAAGAAGTTGCTAAACTGATGATGTCATGGCGACCTGAACAGTTAGACGACCTCAAGCAGCGCATGGCCACGCTCCGCGCCGAAGGCAAATGTACTCCGAAAAAATAATCATCCAGAACCTCGAACTGTTCGCAGCCCGCGAACGCTGGATGCCGGTCTACCACTCCATTGAAGAAATCGAGCAGTTCAAGGTCTACGTCAATTCCATCATTCACCACGACAATAAGGGCCGCAACAATTACTACGACCTGAAAAAGGAAATCTCCGCCAATCGCGCCAAGGAAATCCGGCGCTGGGTAGAGAACGAGCAAGTGCTCTGCATGTTCGACTCGGCCTACTTTGAGTCACGCTACGCTTGGGTATGCGATGAAAAAGGCGACATCTACAAGTTCAAAAACAGGAAGTCGCAAGAAGTCTATGACAACGTGCTCGCGGACTTTGACGAACAACAGGTCTCAATCGAGTTACTCATCCTTAAAGCGCGGCAGTTGGGAGTTACCACCAAAACGGCGCTGAAGTTTCTCCACCGCATGTTGTTTCTCCCTCACACCCAGGCAGTCATGGGCTCGGTGAATGACGAGAAATCAGAACTCATTACGCGCATCATCGAAACCTGCATTGAGCGGCTTCCCTGGTGGCTGATTCCGGAGAGGACCACTGACCGCATTAAGATGATAGGATTCATCAACGGCTCAATTCTATCCGTGCAGTCCGGTCACCAGGCTACAGGTATCGCGCAAGGCTGGACTCCGACCTGCGTACACGTCTCCGAAATTGGAGACATCCCCAACCCTAAGAAGACGATCGAGGAAGGACTACTGCGTGCCACTCACTCTTCACGAAAGCTTTACATGGTCCTTGAAGGGACAGGAAATGGAAACACCGGCTGGCAGGCCGACAAGTGGCGGTCCAGTAAAGCTGGTTGGCCCTTGGGGAAGTCTCGTTTTTTCCCGTTCTTCATCAACTGGCCAATGGCTCCTGATTTGTACCCTGAGCCCGACTGGTTACGAAAGTATCCCGTCCCGGCTGGATTCAAGCCTCTGGAAGCCACAAGGAAGCACGTCCTACGTTGCGAACTATTCATACGCAACACTCCTTACCTTGCGAAAGTTGTTGGACGAGATTGGCGAATGCCCATCGAGCAGCAGTGGTTCTGGCAGTTCAACTACCTCGAACACGTAGAGACCCACACCCAGAAAGTCTGGTTCGCGCAGATGCCTGCGGACGACTACGAAGCCCTGCAAGGGGCAAACGACCTGGTGTTTGACACCATCGTGATTGACACCCTGAGAAAAGAGCGGCCGAAGACCTACACCGCTTACGCCATCACCGGAGACTCGATTGATGACGGCTTCGAGCCCTTGGAGAGCGAAATCGACTACAACAAGGAGCGCATCCGTGTCTCCTGGCACTCGCACCGCAACCAGCGATTCGAGTGGCTGATGATTCCCCTACTACCCTTTGACGAAGAGGACGAACGCAAGGCGCTCGACAAGGTACTGATCTTTGAGGAACCCAATGCGCGGCCGGGACACATCGGTGAATTAGAAGACTACTCAATGGGAATCGACACGGCAGACGGTCTGGGGAACGAAGACGAGGACGCGACGGTAATTTCCGGGACCAGGAACATGAAAGGCGAGCAGTGCGATGAGCAGGTATTCGAGCTCGCGTCCAAACGCATGAACGCTCCCCAGGCGGTCGGCTTCGCAGCGTGCCTTGCAGCTTGGTACGGAATGCGGACCATCGACCAGCGCGGCGTGAAGTTGGCCATTGAGCAGCGCGAGCGTCCCGGCGACGATTGCCAGTTGCAGTTGAAGCTGATGGGATTCAATTACCACCACGTTGACATCCCTTACGACTCGAAAATTATCAAAGAGAACCGCGGCAACAAAGAGGGTATCTACATGCGGCCCTGGACCCGCGGGCAAATCATCACGCGCTTTCTCGACGCAGTGAAAGACGGATGGTACAAGGCGAAATCCCCGCTGTTGATTGAAGAGTTGGCCTCCCTCGAGCGCAAACTTAAAAAAGGGAAGTCGCGAGTGGAGCACCAGGCGGGCAAGCACGATGACCGGGTTCTCGCGGCGGCGCACTCCTACTGGACTCGGCACCACTTAGACGATTTATCCACGCGCTCGACCCGGCGCTATTCTCCTCCCACGCAGAAACTTCCGGATATCGATAGGTCATTTGCTACAATCGCGCAGATGTCAGTAGGTGACTAATGCCTTCAGGACTGATTCTCCCGCGACACCTTGTACAGATGGAAAAGCCGGTGGTCTTTTGGCATAGTCCAAAGTTAGACCACATCATGCTCCCGGCCTCGCCCATAGCCCCTCCCCCCACGGGCTACCAGCGCATCGAATGTCGCCACGCGCACGAAGTAGATACCTGGAGCGGGCGCTTGCGAGCCCAGGAAAAGCGCTATTTTGAGATGACCGACCTGGAACGCTTTGAGTATGAAGGCAAGATCCAGTCGCACATCATCGAAGAGATGGAAAAGTGCCTTGCGAACTCGAACGACTCGCGCAACAAGCAGTTCATGGAGTGGTTCATTAAAAAAGCCAAAGCGCAGCGCGACTCCCGGCGACCGCCGAAGGCTCCCGAAACACACATGGCGTGTGAGGCAGAGGACGGAGTAGCCAGTTGAAAGTCCATATTGATTACGATTACGAGCAAAACAAGCCGATTGTCTGCTTAGAACCGGAAAACGAGGCGGAGACCCTGGAGCTAGAATTGGTGGCCAGTTTCGATACTGCCAGTTTCCGTATAATTTTGGACGAGGCAGAGGTCTCCTCTTGAGCACGCAAGTCATCATGCGGCCGGTGGCGGAATCGAAACGCGTCGGCATGTCGGACTGGCAGTGCCCGCCGTTCTGGGACAAGCACCGCATTGTCCCGTGGGTGGACGAGCAGATCGAAGAAGGCGAAGGCTGGCTTGAAAGCCAGATGGCGTATCAGCAGTTAGGAAAGAACCTCCGCATCTTCGACGCTGTTTTCGAGGATAAAACCAAGTCCACCCTCCTTTCTAACGGGCTGAAGTACGACATCCGAAAGTTCGTTGAGACTATCTCCGAAGTTGAAGAAATTGGCACCTACGGCTCCGATGCCGTGCAGTACAAGTCCTACGCCACGATCGAAAACAAACTAGCCAAGGCCATCTATCAGGAATCTTTCTTCCCTGGCCAGATTCGCAAGGTGTTGCAGTACGCAACCGTTATGGGGCGCGGGTATCTCTGGCCTAAGTGCCGCTCTGGAAACTACGGTTACGGGGAACGCAAGATTGAGTTTGAGCCGCTGGGTCCGATCGACCTGGTGCCGGTGCAGATTCCGGATACCAATGATGTGCAAGGCGCCTACGCGAACACGGCGTACAAGTACATGCCGATCGCGGAAGCCCACGCACGCTTCCCGCTGTTTCAGTCGCAGTTAGTTCCCGTCTCAACCCAGAGTTATCGCTCTCGCGTGCAGGCGCGGAGAGTGGACTACACGGAGAAAATCCGCGGAGGACCGCAAGCTCGCAACTGGGGCAACCTTTACTGCGAAATCCGCTATACCTTCGTCCGGGATATTTCTCCCAACCGTACCAAATACGTTCTGCCGATGGGAGACATTGGGAGCACCTGGTTCTACAAGGTTCCTTACTTGGGCATGCAAATTCCCGCAGGGATACGCGCCGGCCAGATGACCACGCGGGAGGCGACGGTTGAAGATTGCCTCATCTATCCCTACCTGAGACTCATCATCACCAGTCGTGGAATCAAGATGCCGCTCTACGATGGACCGGCTTTTGACTGGCATGGCGAGATGCCGTTTGTGCAGTACGACGTGGATGACTGGGCCTGGGAAGGGATGGGGCGCTCGCTGGTGCAGGATGTGGGCTCCGTCGAAACTACCAAGCGCAAAATTGAGCGCAAGATGGATCAGGTCATCACGACCACACTCAATCCGCCTCTCGGCTACGATCGCAACGCGGTGCAAGGCCCAAAGATTGAAAACTTCGATATTTTCGAGCAGGACATGCGGGCCGGCATGGATGGGGAGCCGAAGAAGACCCTGCAATCACTCCTGCCGGAAGAGGTCCGCGTAGAAGAAATTCACTTCCGCTTTATCGAGTACCTGGCGAACATGCGAAAAGAGCAGTTGGGCATCAACGACATCGGCAACCTGGCGAACATGAAGCTCAACCTGCAGGGCGAGAGTCTGGAAAAAGCACTGGAACCTGTAGGACCGATCGCCAAAGGCATCGCAAGCGGCATGGAGCGCTCCAACGCAAAGATTGCCTACATGCTGAAATTTATGATTCCGCAGTATTACAACACTGCGCGAATCATTCAGTACATTGGACCCGACAACATCACCCAGCAGGTGCTCGACTACGATCCTACTTCCCTGATTCCGGGACACATGCCGGATGAGTACGTGAACGGCGACGTTCCGATGGAAGGTGAAGGGGAAAACATCCGCATCAAGAAGTCGCAGTACGACCAGGTAGCGCGAGCTCGCTGGTTCGCCAAGAACATCCGGTTGATTTCCGTTCCCAATACCTTGCTGAAGATTACGGCCATGCAGGAGCAACTAAAGTGGCTGTCGCTGAAAAAGCAAGGCGCTCCGATCGCGTGGGCTACCGTGCTGCAAAAAGTTGGAATGGACAATTACGGAGAAGTGAAAGGGAACACGGAGCGCGAGAAGTACATCAACGAACAAATTGAGGACTTGAAGCTGCAGGCGGAAGCGGCGCAGTACATGATGGCGCTCGGACTCGAACCGCAAGGCGGAGGTCCGGGACAAGGTAAGGGTGGTGGCCGTCCTAACTCGAACAAGAAGCCGGCCAAGGCCGCGCAAAAAGGTGGAGCAGGCGGCGAGCCTCGCACCACGGTAAAAACCTCATAGGAGACTCACGATGGACAATCAGGAAATTGAACTTGAAGGCGACTTGCAGGATTACATCGTGACCGAAACTGTCTTCAATTCTGGGAGCACGGTTTCCGACATCGAAGCGTTCCTGAAAAAGCGCAAAACCACAGGAAAAATCATAGTGGAACGCAACATGTCGCAGGGCGGAAGTCAGACCATCAAGGTCATCGAGCGGACTCGTCTCAAGGACGGAGAAGCGGAGAAAGTACGGTCGGTTCTCGGCTGGGAATAAATTATTTCTTTGACACGAGTACAGCGAACAGCGTATAGACCTTAACGAGAGAGATTCGATACACGCCTTCGGGATAGTGAATCGGCTCAAGTCTGAAACGGCTTGAGCCGTTTTCCTTTCCAGGAGGCAATATGGCAAGACGCGGTAAGAAGCACACGAAGATTGTCAGTGGCCACAAGGGTCACATGGGCAAGAAACGTCATGGCCGGCGACACAAAGGTGGACGGCGTAAGCGCTAGAAATGGCAGCCGGCCCCACACCCGATCCAACCCAAGGTGGAGCACCATCCCCTGATGCCGGTGGTGGCGCTCCGTCCGGGGCTCCCGCCTCTCCCGAGATGATGATGCTCTCCAAGCTGTACCAGGCTTGCCAAGGGCTCGCTCGGCAGAACCCGATCCTATCCGCAGGACTCACCAAAGCAGCCGAAGGCATTCAAGAAGCGCAGACCGCGCTAGTTTCGCAACCGGCACCGCAGCCGGCCAGTTCAAATCCTCCTGTGTAAAGAAGGCACCATGAAAACAGTTGCCGAGATTCTGAAAGAGACCGGATTGACCGATGAGCAAATCGCAGCTATCGACGCGAAAGCATTGACCGGGTTTACCACCATCCTTTCCACCGCAGAGCAGGCCAGAGAAAAAGCGGAACTCGCGCAACGTGCTACCAGCGAAAAGTTTGAGACCGAAATCAACCCCGCGCTCAATCAGTGGGCGAATGAGAAGGGTGCCTACGAAACCAAGTTCGCTGCATATAAGGCGGCGCTGAAGGCAGCAGAAGAGGGCGGCTACACCATTCCGCCAATGCTCAAGGAAGCGACCGTAACCCCGACTCCGGCACGCGCCGAAGATGGAAAGTTTGTCGCCGGTTCCACCGGCAGCCCGGAATTTGTGGGCAAGTTGAAAGACGAAATCGGGAGCGCCTTCGGCTTCGTGGCCGATGTGACCTGGAAGTACCGCACCCTGTACGGCGCCGAGATGCCGGATTCTCCCACCGCAATCATTCGCGAAGCGACCGCGCAGCGCATGAATCCCGCGGACTACGCAGCCAAGAAATACGACTTTGCCGGCAAGGAAGCTGCAAAGCGGGCTGCGGACCAGAAGGCGCACGATGACGCTATCCGCAAAGAAGTGGAAGAGAAGAAGGACCGCGAGTGGTCGGAGAAGATGAGCAGCAACCCCGATTTGCGCCGCGGAGAAATCTCCGGATTCTCGCAACTCTCCAAGGCGGTAGATGCCAAAGAGCGGCCGAATCCGTTGGGTATGACTCGCGAGGAGCGGCACAGAGCGACTTCGCAGGCGATTCAAAAAGACATTGCGGCTAACGCCGAAGCAGTTCATTAAACGGGAGAGGGACCAATGCTAATAAAATTCCTACTGTTAACGCTGGCGAGGTTGTTCCAACTGAATTTCGCGTTCCTTACGGACCCGCTCTATTCAGAAATTGATGCGACCAACCTGGAAAGCGTTCGCAAGAACGTGGTGTTCGACAATCTCTTTGTGGACACTCCGTTTCAGGCCAAGTTGCGGAAGTCCGGCGTCCTCGATCCCTTCCTGGGTGGTTCTGGGATGTTTGAGGGATTCATCTACGGGCGCGTGCAGGGTTCGGCCCTGGCTCCCGGTTCGACTGTCACGGTGACTCGCCAGCAGACCAACACGGGCATGAAGTTTCTCCCTAAAGCCTATGCGACCTGGGTTCCCTTGGACGACTGGGAACTGGATGACGGCAGCGGTACGGGCGGAGTGGTTAACTCCGGTCCCGCCATGATCGCGAATCAGTACCAAATCCTCATGGAAAACATGACGATGACGATGAATACCATGATCGAGATGGACTCGTTCCGTCACGGTCAGCCAGCAGGGACGGGTGTTTCGGACAACCGCTCGCTCAACACGAACGGCCTGGATGAAGGATTAAACAACGGAATCGACCCCTCCCCCTTTGGCAACATCTACGGCACCTACGGTGGCGACACGCGCAACGGTGTCATCGGACCAGCGTTGAACTCGACCCCGCTCTGGCTCGGTGGAACTGTTGCCGGCGCTTCAACCTCTTCGCTTGCGACCAACGGCGCCGGACAGATTGACGTCAACGCTTTGACTCGCCTCTGGGCGCAGTGCGTGGTGACTGGCGGCAAGCCGGATATGGGCATCACCAACGTGTTCGGGTTCACCGCAATCGTCAACGCTCTCGACGCGCAGCGGCGCAACACGAACATGCAAACGTTTGACATCGGGTACACCGGGGTAGCGTTCAACGGGATGGAACTCTATCCTGACCCGCTCGCACCTTCGGCCTTGGCACAGGATTTCCTGTCACTGGCTCCGACTGGCGGCAAGGCAGGGAACAACAACCTGCAGGACGGCTCGGGCAGCAACACGACTACCTCGACCCTGGTTACTCCGCAGTATGTCAATGCGGCCGGAACGAACGTTTCCACGTCTCCGACCGGGAGTAACTTCCCCTCGAATGCGACTTGCACCGTAGGCGAAGTGCTCTACTTCCTGGAATCGGGTAGCTTCAAGCTCCGTCCGACTGACAAGAAGGGTTGGGACTTCGGACTCCGCAGGGCTCCGATGCCGAACAACGTTTCTATGGACGCACTCTTCATGCGCCTGGGAACCAATCTGTACAACGTCATGCCACGTCACAACGCCGTGGCACTCGGATTCAGCGCGTAATGGTGTAGTAACGCAGTAAAAACTAGCGGCACAGGCGTACTCGACGCCGGGAGAATAAAGCATGAAACCGTGGTCAAAAATTATTGAGCAGTATCTTGCAGAGGGACGCACAGTTTCAGGCGGACTTCCCTTTCAACCAATCGTTCCAACTTGGCTGGCGCTCAATGCCGCTAACGACACTTCCGCTTCTTACTTCACCGACCTTCGCACTGGGCAACCAGTCAACGCGGGCGGTCTGAATATCGGAGACTACTTCGACCTCACCAACCCAGAGGCGAACGACCTCTCCTACTCGACCAACGGCGTTCTGTACGCAGGACGCTATCGCCGGGTCCAGGTAGACTCTGGCGCAACCGCATCGAACGTCAAGACCGGCACTATCGGCTTGATGCCTTCGCTGGCTGTGTCCTCGCTCAACAAGTACGGCACGCGCAATCCACCGATGAACATTGTCACCAGTTATGACCAGGGTATCGGTCTCGCGAACTCGCTGCGCCCGGTTGTGTTCCTGAACTCCATCACTCCCGGCAACTACGGGTTCGTGCAGGAACTCGGCGTGGCCACGATCCTGTTCGGCGCTACCCTGACCGGAACCCCGGCCATCGGTGGAGTCATCAACTCGGTCACTCTTGGAGTGGGGGATGCTCCTGCGAGCGCCACTGCGATCGTGCGAACCTCTGTCGGAATCGCGATTGACCTTCCGGCAGCGGGCCAGAAATCGCGGGTACTGTTGCAGTACGTGCCAGTGGTCCAAGGGTAAGGGGGAGCAATGCAACTTACACTGTTCAAGGGCTACCCGGATTATGTCGGCAAAAGGCAAATCTTTTGCGGCACTGGCGCTGGCCCTTCGTCCTACGCGGTAAAGACTGGCTCCGGGACAGCGGCCAGTCCAAATGGCGGCGGAGATGTAATCACTTATCCGCCGTTCCAGAACTACATCGACAACGTTTTCCCGGCAATGTCATTGAGCGGGACTTACATTGTCTATCCTTATCCCGTCGCGCTCGGCCAGAGACAGGTTTGGGCGTTGATGTGGGTCACGCGAGCGACTGGTGCGGAAGTTTCTGCCGCAACCGATCTATCGGCGGAGAAAGTCGTACTTAGCGGATTCGGAGGAGTTTACTAAGTAGGGCGCGGATTTCCCCGATTGGCGTCTCTCTGTGAAAGGGGGACGCCATAATTTTTAGGAGTAAAAGATGTCGCTAAACTCGATGATCCAGGAAATGCTTCTGGAAGTACCGGGGATAGCCTCGTCGCAGGCGAAAATCTATATCAACCGCGCACTCGGGCTAATCTATGACGCGCAGATGTGGTCCTGGCAGCTGCAAGAGTCCGGTTGGCTGACTCCTGGCCTGCAGTTCCCTGTTCCTGGCAGTCCGGGAAACAGCCTGGGAAGCGTCAGTGTTACGGCTTTCTCTCCCCTGGTAACTCCCAGCACTTCCGCAAAAGCAGCATGGCTCGCTTATACCGGGATGCCGCTATTCACCCAGTTCCAGTTCCGAAGTCCCTTCTACTCGCTGTACAACATCATCGCGATTAACCCCGTCACCGGGGTACTCACCCTGGATCGCCCGTGGATGGAACCGACCGACGCGAGCGCGGCTTACATGATCTACCAGGCGTACTTTCCCGTGCCCGTCCCTGATTTCAAAAGATTCCTCTCAGCGCGGGATACCACAAACAACTGGCCGATGGACTATTGGAGTTTGAGCCAGAAGGATCTTGCGGTGAAGGATGCGGAGCGGACCATCTTTGATGATCCCAACTACATCGTTCCTTACCAGGTAGACCAGCGAACGAATAGCGCGACCTTGGGAAACATGCTGTACGAACTCTGGCCTCAACCTATGAGCCAGTTGCCCTACAGCTACCAGTACCTACGCCGCGGGCCACTCTTGCAGGGTCCCAATGACGCGGTGCCCTACCCGCTCACAGAGGAATGCGTTTTGTGGCGGGCCAAGCAGGTTGCGTTCATGTCGAAAGAAGCGTCGAAGGGTGAGGACATGCAGCGCGGGCAGGGCGCGGACTGGAAGTTTTTGATTCAGGAAGCGGAAGACCAGTTCGTGAAGACTCTCAAGCCGGTCAAGGACCGCGACAGTGATCTTGTGAGTTTGTACTACCAGCGTTACCGTCCGGACTTCTACAACAATGGGGAGCCGTTCGCCACAGACACAGGACAGTTGAATATCGGGAGGTTCTAAATGTTAGCAGCGCTGCCACCAGTTCTACCGGGGATTTACCCAGGCGCCGGCCAAGCATCTTTACTGCGGGCGAACTCTCAACAATGGCTCTTTCAGCAGCAACTCATCATCGCGGGCCAGTCAAGCATCGCGGTCCAGTTGGAACGGATCAAGATGTCGTACTTCTATCCCTTCGGCTGCTCGCTGCAAATCTTCTTCACGAACATATCTCTCGCGGCCGCTGATCCCGGAGCCTTTGAAGTAGACGCGCAGACCTCCGACATCGACCGGGAGGACCAATACTGCACCACCACGGGCCTAACTGCGGTGAGTGCCAGCAATTTTGCCGGCCGGATTGAACTCCCCTGGCTGTGGGCGAAGTTCATCCGCGTGAACGTCAAGACTCTGACCAACGGGGTCTACTCGAATGTCTTGGTGACTCGATGAGACGCCTACTGTTGCTCCTTCTATTGCTCGCTCCGTGCGTCCACGCGCAAGTGGTCGGGCCGGGGTTTGTGGATTACGTGACCTCGGCGCCTTCGGGGGCGTGCTCTCAGGGCCAGCACCTACAGGTAGTGCTCGGCTCGGGGGACATCTACACCTGTCAGAGTGGCACTTGGACGAAATCTGGCGGAAGCGGGGTCGGCTCGGTCACTAGCGTCTCCTTTACTGGTGGGCTGATTTCCGTAGCAAATCCGACGACGACGCCCGCGCTCACTGTTGCGGGAACCTCTGGCGGCATCCCGTATTTTTCTGGTGCAGCGACGTGGGCATCTTCTGGCGCCTTAACTCAGCACGCCATTGTTCTTGGTGGCGGGGCGGGCGCAACTCCAACGGTTGTAGCCAGTCTTGGAACGTCGGCCACGCTTCTCCACGGCGCGGCTGCTGGCGACCCTACATTCTCTGCAGTGAACCTGGCTACCGATGTCACTGGCCAGCTTCCTATCGCTGCGGTTGGCAGTGCCGGCCTGAGCGGAACGTCCCCAATGGCCATCGCATCAACCGGGGCCATCTCGATTAACGCGAACGGAATTACTGCCAGCCAGCTTGCGACCCAGTACGCAATCCTTCGCTGCTATCCGGGCCTGGGGGACGGGCTGAATGCAATCAGCGCCGGCACCTACCTTCAGACCAACTGCTACAACAACTCCGGAGTGACGTGGACGATTACGCGCATCGGGTGCTTCACCGACAATTCCGGCACGTCTACCCTGAATGCCACAAACGGCGCCGCAACTGCGCTGCTGACCGGCGCGGTGACCTGTACGACTGCGGCGGGCGGAGCGGCCGGAACACAGAGCGCGACTACCACGATCGCCAACGGGGATGTCATCAAGTTCACGTTTGTTGCAGATGGGACCAGCAAGCAGACGGGATGGTTTGTAAGTTTGACCCAGTGAAAATCCTCAGACTACTTTCGCTGCTGGCGCTCCTCTCCGTCGCTGCGTGGGGACAGTTGACGACTGCTGACCAGATTCCCACTGTACGGCAGTCCATCCAAACCAACAGTTCCAACACCGCGGTTTACCCAAAGAACGTAGTCTCGGGCAACCTCCTGGTTGCCATGTTCCACACTCGCGCCAACATCACGACTCCGACTGTGGCTGACACGCTAACCTCGACTTGGACCCTGAGAGTTACGCAGGGAACAACGAATAGCTGGCTTTACATCTGGACTGCACTGGCGAACGGCTCCGGGGCAGACACGATCACGGTCACGCAGTCTGGCGGGACGAATACGAAAACGGCTGGTATCGAGGTTTCCAACTGCACCGAAACTGTGGACACTTCTGCCACGGCAACGACTGCGCCATCGAGCAGCCTGGTCACGTTTCCCAACATCACCACGTCAAAGTACCGGGATTTCGTACTCGACACGCTCACGGGATTTAGCGGTGTCACAAGCCCCAATATCAACGCGGCTTACACCTATGCGGTCATTAGTGGTTCAACCACGGGCGACAACATTTATATGTCGTACACGATCACTGGCGACCCTGGGACGGTGACTGGCCCCACGGTCTCGACAGGAAACAGCGTTGCCTCCGAGGGTGTGCTGGCGCTGCGCTCGACTACGAACCTGACAGTTTCGACCGCAGCTATCCCTGATGCGGTCAGTGGCACTGCTTACAGCTTTCAGATGCAGGCCACAGGCGGCGGCGGTACGAATGTTTGGACCACGACTGCGGGAAATCTTCCGTGCGGACTCTCGCTTTCATCTGCCGGGGTTATCTCGGGGACGCCGACTTGTTCCAATGGAAACACGATTACGTTCAAGGTGACTGATACCGCGGCGGCGACTGCAACCAAGAATCTCACGATTCAAGTAGCCAACTCGACTGCCACGGTAGCGCGGTTGCAGGGGCATTCCAGCACTGCCAGCAACACCAACGTATTCGGAAGCAACGTTACCAGCGGCAGCTTAATCCTGGTCACCATTGGGCTCAAGAACAACTGGGACACAGTGACACTCACTGACAGTTTGAGTACGGTGTACGTGGAAGTGCCGGGAGCGGTTCTCGCCAATATCGGCGCCTCGCTCAACCAGTTCGCCAAGGTGTACTGGGGATTCGCACCCAGCGGCGGAGCAGATACGGTGACCTCGCTAGGTTCTGCTGCCGCGGTGAATACTTTTCTGGCGGAAGAGTTTTCCAATGTTCAGCACATTTTCGATACGGGCGTACTCTCACAGATAAACTCGACCGCAGGAGGCTCTCCGACCTCGGGGAACATAACCGCACCGATCGCGGAGACGCTTTTTACGGTGGGGAATCCGTCAACGGCCGGCGCGACCATCTCTGTCAATTCTCCGTTTACTGGCGGATTGAATGCGAGCGATGCCAACGTGCGTCTGCAGAGCGGTTACGAGGTTGCTGCAGCCTCGGGTACGCAATCTTCTGTTTTCACGGTGAGCAGCAACACGTCGAACGACTGGGCCGTGATGCTGATGGGGTTCCGGCCAACGACTAGCGGGACTGCTCCTGCCAGTGGCGCAGGAATCAGGCATGGGGTGACATTTTGATAAGAAAACTGATTTTCCTGCTCGCGCTGCTCTCGGCTCCCGCTTTCGCGCAATCTCTGGCCGGCGTGAACTACGACTGTCAAATTGGTGGACAGCAAGCCTTGACCTCGGGGCTTCCCTCGACCGCAACACAGCAGATAGGGACCACGAACGTAAACGCAGGCGCCGGGGTGCAAGCGTCCTTTCCGTCCTGCATTGTGACGGTCTATGCGACGGGGACGGTAAACAAGGCCAGCATCTTCTCCGACAACAACCCTTCACCTACGGTTTTGGTCAATCCTTTCGTAGCCAACACGGATGGCAGCTTTACTTTCTTCGTCGCGCAAGGAGCGTGCTACGACATCACCATGTCCAGCGGTACTACCCCGCTACCCTACAACCGGACACTGACTGATGTTTGCGAAGGGACGGGCTCGGGCGGCGGCGGCAGCGCGAATCTAAGCGGAACACTGAATCACATCGTAAAGTTCACTAGCCCAACTAGCGGTGGGGACTCGGAAGGAATCTCTACCGGACTGGTTCCTACTTCATGGCCTCTCGGTCTGGATCTTGTCCAGGCGCCTTTGGAGTTTGACTACACGAACTCCAGTTCCCCCGGAACCACGCAATACCTTCTGGTCAGCCTCAATGCCAGCAACCAAGCCAGAAATTCACAGCCTACTGATGCCAACAATCTTTTGGGAGTGGCAGATGCCGGCGCCGGAACCACTGGCACGGTCTCAGTCGCCGTGCTCGGAATCATTCCCTGCACGTTCGACAATACGACTGCGATAAACGACTACGTGGTACTCGGTTCGGGGTCTCAGTGTCACGATGCGGGCGCGACGGAGCCAGTTGCGGTGCAAAACGTTGCTCGCGTGCAGTCGGTCAACGCTGGCGCAGGCACAAATGCGACTATCAGGATCGGGCTGCCAGATGTAGTGGCACCGCAGACGACAGGCGGAAGCGGGACCGTCTCGCCATGCGCCACGGTGGGAGCCATCGCGTACTACGCAGCCACGGGGAACGTGGTCAGCTGCGACCCGCTATTTACGACAGATGGGGCGGGTAACTTCAGCGCGGTGAGTGGGACGTTCTCAGGATCGAACGCCGGGTACGTCTCCTTTGGGCAAGGTACGGTCCCGACTATTTCGGTAGCGAACTCAGCCTACCTCTACGCTTCTACTGCCATCGCAACAGCCTTTGGAACAGCGCTTCCCGCTGCACCAGGGACCGCAGGACAGGTTCTAACGATTCTGGCTGCTCCAGACGCCACGCACATCACAACTTCGTGGCAAACGGCTTCTGGGCCTTCCGCGGCCAGCCTCCGGAGAGTGTGCGCCTTGGTCTTTGGGGCGGAGAATGCTTCTTCTGCTCTGGCAGATGGCGACATCGCTCCCCAAAAAGAGCAGTGCCAAGTTCCCTACGCTGCCACGGTCAGCGAAATTGATGTGACCGCGGACGCGGGAACTCCCAACGTGGTTGTCGGTATCCGACACTGCACTGCGAGTCCGTGCGCGTCGAACTTCACTATTACGAACCTGGTTTCCGGAGCTCTGGCAACCGCAGCAGCCGGTGCGCCGGCATGTTCCAAGACGGGTGCGACGACAGGGTTTGATACCTTCACGACTTGCTCGGCTACGCTGCAAAACACTGGGATTCTGCCGGGAGATTACATCGAGACGGTTTCAGCAACGGCCGGGGGAACCGCGAAGCGCTTCTCGGTCATGGTACATTTCTCCGTCAACTGAAATGCGCAAGCTACTCTTCATTCTCGCGCTGCTGTGTTCCTCGGCCTGGGCTGTGGTGCCCGTCCGCACCTGTACGGCTTCGGGCGCGGCGCCTGGTCCGGTTACCTGCAACATCACTGTGGCGGCGCACCATCTGGTCACTACCACAATCTTTACCAGCCAAGACACCAACGTTCTCAGTTACAGCGACACGCTCGGAAATTCTTATTCTCAAAACCCTTTTACCGGATGCTACCCAGGCAGTTTCACTCCCTGCAACGCAGGTGTGGCGGCGGCGCAGTCCTACTCCATCACCTTCGCCTCGCAAAGCAGTGTCATTTTCTATATCAGCACGGGGACATTCGCGGGCGTGGTCACATTCAGCGTCTCGGGAGGGGTGGGCACGGACAAGATTTACTCGGCAGAATACTCTCAGGACATTATCGCGCTGGACGCAGGGACACAGACCGGCACCACGATTACCACGACCGGGGCGAACGATTTGATTGTTGTGATGACGGGCGATTCGGGGGTGACAACCTGCAGCGCGATTACGCCGGCTGCGGGGTTCACTCTGGAATTTAGCCAGAACGCATCCTGCAAAAGCTACTCTGATCGAATCAACCTTCCTCCGGGAAGCTACTCTTACAAGACAACCCTAACCGGCAACGCGGTTCCTGGTTGGACTGCGGTTGCCTTCGGTGTGGCGCCGTTCGTTTCTAGCGCAGTACGCCATGCAAGGAACATCTATTGATTCAACGCGCCATTCTCGCGGCAGCGCTGCTGGCCAGTCCTCTTTCTGCCCAGTTGTTTGTCTCACCCACTGGATCAAGCACGTCTAACTGCACTTCGGCTGCTCCCTGCACGATCGCCCGCGCAGATGTCGTGGCAACTCCGGGGGTGACCATCAATGTAGCTCCCGGAAATTACACGGGCGGGATTGTAACGCACACTGCAGGCACGGCAAACTCGCGCATCGTGTGGCTTTCAACTACCAAGTGGGGAGCGAAGTTAGTAGGAGTGGGTTCGCAGTTTGGCGTGTGGGCTGTTTGGGGCTCGTTCGTTGACATCAACGGCTTTGACATGACCACGAACGGTTCGTTTGGGACTTGCCTGGGAATCATCGGCCTTCAGCAGACGCCTTCCCCGGCTGTGGGCGTACACATCATCGGAAATAATTGCCACGACATCGAGAACAACCCAGCAACCAGCGGCACCTGCGTTCCCACGGGCGCATTCAGTGACGGGACGGGTGGGAGCGACGACTGGTTTATCGGAAACGTAATCCGGCATGCTGGATGGCCAGACCCCACTACGGGCAGTCATTGCATCGACGTTCACGGCATCTACACAACCGGGGTTCGGCAAGTCCTGGAAAACAACGTTATCTCGGGTGTCTCCGGTTGGGGCATCCAAATGCGTAACTCCGGTGACCTCACGAGCGGTTACTGCTGCAACGTCATTTCCGGAAACACGATTTTCAACAACAACGGTGGGATTGTAATTGACGAAACCGGCAACACGGCTCGGGCTGTGCTCGACTTTGTGACCATGAGCAACAACGTAGTCGTGAACAACGGTCCAGGGTCCGGGCTAGGTGGATCGGGTACGTGGGGGGTCAACTACTTTCACTTGACCGGGAAAAATTGGGTAGTCAACAACAACCTGATTTACGGCAACAAGGGTCCAGGAGGGATCGCTGGGGACCAGGCGCATCACGGTCAGCTTTGCGGCCAGAACGCAAGCGGTGGCACCCCGGTAGTTGGCGTTGCTATCACTGGCACTGACGGAAATGGTGATGCTGGAGGATGTCCGCAGAATCTCCCAAGAACGGATAGTGGCGGGGCGACGGCAACCTTTATAAACTTCCAGACCGATACCAACACTGCGCCAGCGGCAAGTTATGACGTAAACAACTACAAACTGAACGGAAGTACGCCAACCCGTGCGATTCAGGGCGGCGCTAGTCCAACCAGTTGCGCTATCCCCCCTGGCCTTACTCCTTGCGCTCCGCCTGTAGACTTCGCAGGGACGGTGCGGACCCTTCCATACGACATTGGGGCCTGGGCATTCACTTCTGGCGGAGTCCCGATTGTCAACTTCAGTCCTTCCCCGCTCAATTTCGGAACGATACCTGTAAGTACATCGCAGGCTCTCACGGCCACGTTGGCCAACACGGGTGCCGCGGTACTAAACATCACCGCATCGACCATCGCCGGGACGAACCAGGCGGATTACAAGATCACCAGCAAGACGTGCGGAGCGACTCTTGGCGCGGGCTCAAACTGCACGTTCCTCATCACATTTACGCCTTCGGCTGCCGGGGTACGTTCTGCGAGTCTGACGCTGACCACGAATGCAGCCGGCTCTCCACAGCAGTTGCCCTTAACAGGCACGGGAGGGACTGTAGGGGTAACTTTCAATCCGACATCTCTAACGTTTGGCGTGACTGCTCCCGGCAGTTGCAGTGCAAACCAGACCTACACCGTGAGCAGCACGGGAACGACAGCACTGGCCTTAAACGGAGCAACCTTCACTGGGGCGAACTCGGGGGAGTTTGCTTTTGGTGGCACGGGGACGTGCAATCAGCCGGGTTCGGTTCCACCGGGCGGATCTTGCACTATCAGCATCAAGTTCTGTCCAGCAAGCGGAGGTAGTAAGTCGGCCACGGTCTCCCAAAGTACGAATGCTCCCGGCTCGCCACAACTCGAACCGCTCTCAGGTACAGGTGGCACGTCAACGGCTACGCTTCTTCCGGCAACGTTTGCTTACGGGAATGTGCAGGTAGGGACCAGCCTCTCGCACAACTTTGTTTTCACCAACACGGGAACACTCACCCTTACCGGAATTTCCGTTTCAATCACGGGCGCGACGGGTTCCTACACGCAAACCAACAACTGTCCTGCGAGTCTGGCGCCTGCCGGAAACTGTACGATCGCGGCGGTATTCAAGCCTGCAACGGGCGGGCTGCTGAATGCTTCACTAAACGTTGCATCGAGCGCAGTTCCTTCTCCGACAACCGCGGCCTTGAGTGGCACGGGCACAGTGCCAGCAACCATCTCGCTCTCGCCGGCGAGTGTTCCCTTTGTGGACACCCTGGTGGGGAATTTCTCTGCTGTGACGAATGTGGTGGCGACCAACACGGGCGCTTCGACGGTGAACATCTCCGGAGTGTCGGTCGTCGGCACCAATCCGGGAGACTTTACGGCTGGCGAGTGCGCGTCTACATTCACCGGCTTTACCGACAACTTCAACACCGGAACCCTAAGTTCTAGCTGGCAGAAGGATTCAGGGACAGCCCCGCAAAATGGCGCCACAAACGTTGCCTCATTCTCGACGGCCAACGTAGATCTCACAAACGGAATGCTTGGGCTGAAATTGACGCAGAGCATCGTAGGTGGCGTGGCTACTTCAGTGGGCGCGGAGGTTCGCTCAACTACTGCATTCGGCTTCGGAACCTACAGGTGGTCAACCCGGATGGGGTCTACTGCGACCTCGCCACTTACTACCGGGACGGTTCCCACGGGGCAAGTGTCATCGAACTTCATTCTGAATAGCTCGACGGCTAACCCATATACCGAAATAGACTCTCCGGAGGTTACAGGGAACCAGCCCAACCTGGCGCAGTGGACAACCTGGACGACGACCAGTCTTAACACTTCCACATCCACTGCGATTGCTAACCCGGAACTAGCGTTCCATCTTTACCAGTTCAAGTGGACTGCTTCCTCGGCGGCGTTCTCGATTGATGGAACGCCGGCTTCCACGATCACCACGAATATCCCTACCGCCAACGGCAACCCTATGATGAATTTGTGGGGAACGAACAACGCAGGATTCGGTGGTGCGGCTACGGTAGGGACACGGTGGATGTTTGTAAAGGCGTTCTCTTTCTCGCCGGCAGGGGTCTCAAGTCTGGCGCCTGGTGCATCCTGCGCGATTCCGGTTTATTTCAGCCCGCAATCCACGGGAACCAAATCAGCCATTCTTTCGGTAGCGGACAGTGCATCGGGGAGCCCGCACCAGGCCTCCTTGAGCGGCAACGGAACCGCTGCGAGTCCCAGCCTCTCTCCCACGAGCCATGACTACGGGAACCAGCCCGTAGGGTCCGCGACGACTCCATTTAACTTCCAGTGGTCAAATACCGGCACCGGCCCGATGCCCTGGTCGGTTTCCCTGACGGGCGCGAACCCTGCAGACTTCATTCTTGGGGCAAACAGCATTCCGAATCCGCTTCCCGCAGGACAGAGCGGACTTCTCCCGGTGTCCTTCAAGCCGACGACCTCCGGAGCTCGCGCCGCCACCTTAAATCTCGCCACGGGAGCGGGTGGCGCTGCGACCGCGGGACCATGCAACCTGAATGCGACGACTGCGACGTTCGCGGCCCAGTTAGCGGCAGCGACTCCTGGACAGGTGCTCTGCTTGGCGACTGGGAATTACGGTTCGTTCGCTGGTGTTGCCAAGGCGAGCCCAGGCGTGACCATTGCCGCACAATCTGGCGCAACTCCGACGATGTTCATTGCGATTCACCAACTTGTCCCCGTTGCTGCCTTTCTAACATTCGACGGGATTACCTTCAGCGGTGGGGATCTGTCTGGGCCGGCGCATGACCTAACCTTCCGAAACAGCCGCTTTAGCGACAAACTGAACGTCTACGCAGGGGCCAACAACAACGCTTGCTCTAACTGTCCCGCGATGAACAACAACAACATCGTGTTCGATAACGACCTGTTCGATATGTCGGCAAACCAGAGCGGCGCAGGAGGATTTGAAGGACGATTCAACATCCTTGGCAACACTCTGCCTGCTGGCGTGACCGTCAGAAATTCTAAATTCACGACGGGTTGTGCGGACGGCATCCAGTCGGTCGGTGGTGGTGGTAATGGCTACACGATTGGTCCGGGGAACGAATTCTTCAATCTCAAGCAAGGAAGCTGCGGACCACACGTAGACTCGATTCAATTCGTTGGAAGTTCATCCCCAGGCCCGGTCATTACTGGTAATTATTTCCACGATGATTCGGATGGCATCGTCGCCTTCGATAACGCGAATTCTGCCACGATCACCAGCAACGTGATTGCGAACGTGGATCAGTTCGCAATCCTGCTCGCGGGCTTCGATAGTGTGTCTGTGGTATCGAACAACACGGTTCCAAACGGGGACATCTTCTGCGGATACACGCATCAAGGCAATGCCTGTCAAGCGCAGATTAGAAACAACATTACGGGAGACTTCAATCAAGGCGGGACTACGATTGCGGGGTCTACCGGCACAAACCCGAGTTTCTTCGACTACAACCTTTGCACGTCTAGTTGCGCTATCCCTGGCGCGTTGCCTACTCCGATTTCAGCAGGCGCTCACAGTCTGAGCGGCACCGCCACATTCGTAGGAGGAGCGAGCCCGACCACGTATGCCGGGTATCTACTGACCTCTGGGTCAATCGGACACAACGCCGGCAGCGACGGCAAGGATATGGGGATTGCACCGAATCAAGGTGGAACCCTGAGTACAGCCAGTTTGACGGGTACGGGAGTAGTCACGGCGCCGGCCGTCTGTCTGAGCACGACCAGCGTTGATTTTGGAAATCAGCCTGTCAATTCAACTTCTAATGCCACGCCGATTGTGGTAACCAACTGCGGTACGGCTGCTTTGACGAGCGTGGTAGTTACTCCCACGGGAAACTTTACCCAGACAAATGACTTCAGTGTGAGCGTAGCGGTTGGGGGACATTTCACGATTCAGGGCAAGTTTGCTCCTCTGTCCGCGGGCGCCCTAACTGGGAACTTCTCGATCGCGTCGAACGCGGCGTCGAGTCCGAATGTAGTAAGCCTGAAAGGATTCGGGACACAGAGCGGGGCTACGATCAGTCCAGGGTCAATCTCTTTTGGTCACATCACAGTAGGACAGCAATCTTCACCGACGCAGGTAACGGTCACCAACACCAGCAATATCACGCTCCCTGTCAGTGCGACGACGATTACTGGGACGGGTGCTACGCAGTTCGTCTCGGGCAGTTGTCCTGCAAATCTCGCTGCAGGCGGGTCCTGCCAGTATTCGGTTGTCTTCGCGCCACAGGGAGCACTCGCGTTCACGGCAACACTCAATCAGGCTTTCGGGAATGGAGTTGCAACCCAGACCATACCCTTGAGCGGGACTGGGGACGCTCCGGTTCCAACGCTCTCGCTTACGCCATCATCCCTGGATTACGGGAATGTCCAGCAGGGCACTCCGTCACAGGTGAAGACGATCACCCTACTAAACACAAGCCTAACGTCGCTCACCCTCACGTCCGTGCTTCCGACCGGCGCGAATGCGGCCGACGTAGCGGTAACGAGTCACTGCGGCGCGACTCCGGTGACGATCGCAGCCGGCACGCAATGTACGGTGGACGTAACGGTGACTCCCAGCACCACGTCCGCGGAGACCGCAGCGGTGACGTTCACATCGAATGCAGCCAGTAGTCCGGACAGTGTAGGTATCACAGTGACAGGTACAGCGGTCCCTGTCCCGCGGGTGCTCTTGAGTCCTTCAAGCCTTTCATTCTCTCCGCCAAGCATTCAAACAACGACCGTTTCGGCGGCGCAGGATGTGGTGGCCAACAATATCGGGAACGCGAACCTGCTGGTATCGAATGTGGCTCTCGCGGGGGCGAACCAGGCCGACTTTAGCTTGACCACAAACTGCGGGACGGTAACTCCGGGGAGCAACTGCAAGGCGACGGTGAATTGCACTCCCTTGCTGGGTCACATCGGATCACTCACGGCCTCGGTGGTCTTCACTGACAACGCAGCCGGCAGCCCTCGCAGTGCTGCACTGACTTGTACAGCGTTCGATGGCCAGCCAATCATCACGCTCGGCATCTCAAAGATTGATTTTGGGAATCAGACGGTTGGGACAACCAGCAACCCGCTGACATTCATCGTCTCCAATACGGGACAGGCCACAGCTTCAGGGCTGGCTATCACGACCTCGGGAGACTTTGCGGTAAGCGGAGCATGTGGGGCAACGCTGGCAGCCGGCGCGAACTGCTCCGAACAGGTAACCTTCACTCCACTGATTCTTTGTGGCCAGTTCGATCCAAACAATCCGGCGACCTGCATCAGCAACGTGCATCTCGGGCAGATTTCCGTGGTCTCGAACACGTCGAACAGTCCGCAGATAATCACGCTGCAAGGTACAGCGGTTCCAGTTCCGCCTCCACCTGGGCCAGTGAAAGTCACAATGGGCGGCGTCCTGCACTTAGGTGGTCATCTTGTAGCGGGGGTTCAATAATGGACATCAAGGTTGGGGCGCTATGGCTGAATCCAACGTTTTTACTGTTCTGCATGTTCTACCTCGGAGTGTTCCTGCGCTTCTTCGTGCGCTCAGTAAAGGCTGTACGCAGTCCCTTACGTAGTTACCCTACCCGCTTCTCCTTTTTCAAAACCAACTGGGACATCTTTTTAATCCGGACTGTGCTGTTCAATACACCTTTGTTTGTGTTGTGGCTTTATCATCCTGACCTGGCGGTAAAGGGCCTGCTGTGGATGCATGTCCCGGAGGGGATTGCGACGTGGGTGATTGTTCCGCCGACCATCCTTTCGGCCGGTGGATTCGGGACGGTCGTAGACCTGGCGATTGACCAGGTACAAATCAGGATCGCCACGAACCCGCCTACGTGGTTACCTGACCAGCTGAAGGGAGAAATTCCTTCCTACGATGCCAGCGCGGTTGACATCAGCAAGATGGCGGATAAACGTGTAGAAGCACCCCAAAAAGGAGACGACTAAATGATCTACCTACTGGCTGATTCTCTCGGAGCGTTCAACTTCTTCCACTTTATTTTTGGGTTCATTCTTGTTTGTTGCGCTATTGCCATCGTCATCATCCTGGTGAAATGGCTGGCGGGGCTGGCAGGGGTAACAATTCCTCCTCCCCTCATGCTGGTTGGAGGCATCTTAATGTTCGTGCTCCTGCTCATGCTTTTATTGAATTACTCAGGTTTACGCATTTGGTAGTCTGGAAAAGAGGATTTTGATGTGGTGGAAGTATCTAACGGGGAGTTTAACGAGTGGTTACGTCTTGCAATTGCTGGGCTCGCTGTTATTGCTTGGTATCTGTTTAGACGTGCTGTGGCACAACTGGATGAGGACCAAAAGGAGACGGCGAGAGAAGTTACAAAACTTAGAGATCTTGTCATGCAACTACTTACCCGAGATCGACTCCGCCGTCTTGCAGACTACGAGAGAGACGAGCGGGACCAATAAGAAAGGGCTCCTGCACTAGAAAATGGACGCTATTTCGGAGGCAAGGCTGCGAGAAGTTCATCCCCAACTCGCAAGAAAGATAAGACAAATGGCCGACGTTGTTGCTCTCGATCGGCCTCCTGTAACTCTGCGGGTGACGCAGGGACTCCGGACTTGGATGGAGCAAGAACGGCTTTTCGCCCAAGGCCGCAGCGCACCTGGAAAAATAGTGACCAATGCCGAACCTGGGCATAGCTGGCATCAATTCGGGCTTGCAGTTGACGTAGTTCCACTCGGTCTTGACGGTCAGCCTGACTGGAATACAGAACATCCCATATGGCGGCGGCTAGTTGCCGTTGGGACTGGCCTAGGGCTTGTAGAAGGCGCCCAATTTCGTTCATTTCCGGACTACCCCCATTTCCAGTTAACGGGTAAACTCCCTGTGTCCCCTGATATTGAAGTTAGAGAGTCATTCGGTCAATCAGGTATCCAAGGTATCTGGAAAGAAACTGGTTTGGAGGAGAGCGCATGAGTTTTATAGGTTTTCTGAAAACAGTAGGACGTGATTTCAAGAAGGGTCTGAACTTTATCCTTCCGTGGGCAGAAGGCGCTGGCGAAGTAGCGGTGCGCCTCTTTGCTCCTAGCCTTGGGCCGTTGTTTAACTCAACCGT